ATGATTATTTTGGGATGGATATCATTAGTGTTATTGGTGATTGTTCTTGCTTGGCAAGCTAGGAATATCTGGCAAAACCATAGCAACTTCAATAATATCGCCATCGCTTTATGCGCAATCCTTACATTGGTGTGGGGAGCATACACATTTGATGCCTTACATCAGAAAGATAAAGCCGAAGCCGAATATGCTGAACTTCAGCAGAAAATAAGAAATACAGAATCAACATTTTTTGACATTGATGCCACCTTTACTAAGTCTTCTAACGGATACTATATTACACCAGTTGTGAGCATAAAAAATAGTGGTTCAGAACCGATATTCATTAAGCTCAAAAATGACTCAGTATCTATACGTGCAATCGAGGTGCGTGGTGATAAAGTTAAATCCATAAGGGCATACACTCCTAATATATATGAAGAAATAGCATCAAATACAGATGAGAAAAACATACCAATATATGAATGGAAAGTACCAATATCGGCGGAGCGAAAACTCAATTATGTCGCCAAAGTTGAATCGCCTGGTATGTATTTTATAACATTTTCTGCTACGGAGACTGATGCCAATTTCAACGATAAAAATAAGGGCGTAAACGGAAAACCGATGATTTGGTTTGTTTCTAAATATGTTTATGTTGAATAATTTATTCAGGGGGTGTATTTGAATGTCTCCACACCCTGAATTTTACTGCTTATTTAGACCATTTAAGCTCTTTAAACTGCAATTGTGGTCCATCCTTTGCCCCGATCATCGTGGTAGCGTGCCGTCTGGTTTGGTGATTTATGACCGAGCAGTTTCTGCGTATCGATGCCCTGGACTTCATATAGGCGTTCTGCCAACGACCGCTGTTCGTGAAACGTTGCCGGCGTACCGTCCCCCCATTCAATCTCTGCTTTATCGCGTGCTTTGCTGAAATTCATCGTGATGGTGTTGGACTTTACCTGCGCGCCACGCTCTGCCTGTGATGTTGCCCGGAAGAAGTGGACCATATAAGGGCTGACCGCATAATCGCGGCATCTGGCTATCACATCCCGCAGGCACCAGCCAATTGCGTTCAGGTGCAGGGTAAGGGGGATTGCAATTTTGCTCCCGGTTTTCTCCTGCACAACGTGAAGATGGTCCTCCCAGACATCCGTGAATTTCATGTTCGAGACATCACCCAACCGCTGGCCTGTGACCAGCGCCAGCAGCATGGCGTTTCCCATGTATCGGTGATTGGCATCGGCAATGTCGAAAATCTTCTGCCATTCCTCCAGTGAAAGGCGCTGTCTGGCGATCCTCCGTCGCGGCTGCTTCGTCGCAAGGGCAGGGTTGTGACCAGGCGGCACTTCACCGTAGTGTTGGGCTTCTTTGAATACATCGATCAGAACTGAGCGAACAACTTGTGCCATTCTTGGTTGGCCGACAGAGAGATACTCTTCAAGAATTTGAGCAATATCCCTGACATCAACAGAAGATATGAGCTTCATTCCCGCACGTTCCTTAAGTAGTGCAACTGGCTTGGCTTTTTGTTTATATGTGTTCTCCTTGATATCACCTGAAGCGAATCTTTCCTCCTGAATTTTCCAGTACCGCTCAAGCCAGGTAACAGTGGTAATTGACTTACCCTTGCTGGTAGCAATTCGATCGCTTATAGCAAGTACCTGTCTTGAGCGCTGCTCAGCAAGTCTCGCGTTCGCTTCAGTAGCAATTGCTTTAGCCTCCACTTCATCAGTACCCAGACTGTGAAATTTCCCAGTTACAGGGTGCTTGTACCGCCAATACACTTTATTGACTTTACGACTGTATAGTGGATAGAGATTAGGTATTGATGCATTATTTTTACGTGGTCTCGCAGCCATCGTTGAGGATCCTTTGCAATTTTGGCGAATCAGATTTCTTGATAACCGGCGCAGCAAGTTCTCCAACCAATTCTGCATCCTCCCTAACTCTCCAGAGCCTGCCTTGCTTCATTGCTGGTGGAGAAAAGAGATTTTGCTTAGCGTAACGGCGCAATGTAGAGACGCTAGGTGGATTACTTCTGTATTTATCGGTTGCCCATTCTTCAAGAGTTAACATCTGAATCATGCGTTATTCTCCATATAACCCAGCTGCACCCGGGTTTTAACATCAAATATTCGTACGGTTCTCCGCTGCCGTGTATACCGCTACTTTCAGCAGATTAAATCAGTTAACTTTTCCTACGACCCACGGCTTAGAAGTCCGTTGCTCTCTTTAAGTTAACATCGCAACTGGAAGCGCGCTCCGGTAGTTTTGGATTAACGACTGACCATAAAGGTTAAGGGACAGAACGCGCTTTCATGTTGAGCCCTGAAAAAGACTGGCGGTTACCGGACAAACGGGAAAACACCGGGCCGCCAGAACAGGGATGTAATTCTTATTGCTTTGGCCTGCTTTTAACCACATCAGGCGCGGTGGATCCTGCTATTCCCCAACAACAAGGATTCGGTTAATCTGGATATCTTCTAAAAAATAGATATGGTGCAAACAGTGAAAAAGGAAAAAACTAAAAATATCCCGCATGAAGGAAATGAAATTTACTATGCCGGTCTCCGCTCAATTCTTAGCGGCACCGTTTACTCTATGCTAGGTACATATATTACTGCGCTGATGACTAACAAAATTAGTCTTGTTGATTTTATACAGTTTCCTTTGGTTCTGATTCATGCTCTTCCCGCGGTGTGTTTGATTTTATGGTGGAGTTCATATAGAAGGCCAAATATGGTGTTTTGGTCGGTTGGTCCAACCATTTATTTTCCAAAAACTGCTAAAATAATATTGGTGCTTATGTACATCTTAATAGGTGTTATGTGCTCGCTTATATTTGATGCTATGTCTAACCCTTACTTAACTTTTGACACGCTTATCTATAGTTATATTTCTCTAATAGCCTATTGGTTATTGCTAGTCTGTTTTTCATCTGTGTCGATTAAAAAATTTTCTGAGGAGTAATTACTAAGAAGTAAGGTAAGTTAGTGTAGTTTATCTATTACTGAAGATATCCAGATTGTTAAAGAGCGAAGCATCCTACGGGGCGCTATTTTGTTACCTCAGGTATCTTCGGGCGGGGGGCCAGTGACTAGCTGGCATCACTACGGTACTTTTCACCGACAACCGCGGGTTAGACGGTTCCGTTTCGTCGGATAGAGCTGCCGATGCTGGTAGTCACTCCAGCCCGTAACCCCTCCCGAAGACACCTGTCAGCGAATCATCCGGTTATTCATACGCCACCGACGGCTACTTCGTGGGCATCCTGCCTGTTCGCTGTTGATGAATGAAATCTAACCTAACTTAGCTTTTAGATCAAGAAAAAACACCAAACTATTCTTAGCTTGATGTTAAGAGGAAGGTTAGAGATGGGTTAAAGCTCGTACTGAACGCCTTTGACAACGCCGATAATCAGGCAATTACCGTTAATTGAAATGTTTGGATAGCGTGGATTTAAGGGAACCAAGAACTTTTGAGGCCCATCGATGACAAGTTTTTTTATAGTAGCCTCGTTTGTCCCATCAAGCCTGGCTACGACTATCTTTCCATGAAGTGGCTCTGCATCTGGATCTACAATGACTGTTGCCCCTTCAGGGATTGTCGGGAGGCCATTAGGGTTTGTCATCGAATCACCTTTAACCTCCAATGCAAAGGAGCTATCCCCTATCCGGAGTGATGTCTCTATCCACTTATCTACTTCGCTGAAAACTTCTGCTGCTTTACATTCTGTAAACTGTCCAGCCTGAACCCAGGATATCACCGGAATCCTTCGCATCTTGGTTATCAGATTGCCTTCAAATTCAGTGCCATAAAGTATGTAATCAATTGAGGTGTTGAAATACTTTGCAAGTTTCGCAAGTGACTCGCCGCCTGGCACATTAACGTCTTTTTCCCAATACCCAACCGCCACATCACTAACACCGCAGAACTTACCCAGTTCTTTCTGCGAGGTTTTGGTTATGCGCCTGAGAGCTTTGATGCGCTGACCGACAGTTTCCATTTGAACACCATAAATAAATTAAAAGGCTAAGCAATCTTAGTTTTTATTGATCAAAGTTAGATTTGTTATTAATATCTAATCAAACTTAGCTAAGGAGGCGTTATGACAACCGATGATATTGAAAATTACTTCGGCAGTACCGAGAAGGTTGCCGAATTTTTTGGAATCACAAGCGAGGCTGTTTACCAGTGGCGTAATAGAACTGGTCGTCTTATCCCAAAGGGGCGTGCAGCTGAAGCAGCCTATCGGACCGGGGGGAAATTGGTTTTTCATCCCGACCTTTACGAAAAGCGTAGCGATGCTTCAGTAAAACTCAAACCACAGGAATAAGGGGGGAGCTGTGGGTAACGAACCTATTTGGAAAGTCGAACGTCAGCCAGACTGGCTGGTGGCGGCGATAAAAAAAACGATCACCGATCTTCCTGGTGGTTATGCCGAGGCGGCGGAATGGTTGGGCGTGACAGAGAACGCATTGTTCAACCGCCTTCGCGTTGACGGCGACCAAATCTTCCCGCTGGGCTGGGCAATGGTTTTACAACGTGCTGGTGGTTCAACTCATATCGCTGATGCCGTTGCGCGCCATTCTCAGGGCGTATTTGTACCGCTGGCAGATGTTGATGATCTGGATAACGCCGATATCAACCAGCGCCTGATGGAATCAATCGAATGGATAGGCCGTCATTCTAATTTTGTACGTAAAGCCACGGCTGATGGGGTAATTGACGCAGATGAGCGTGCTCAGATTGAGGAAAACAGCTATCAGGTTATCGCGAAGTTCCAGGAGCACGTAGCGCTTCTTTATCGAGTTTTTTGTGTCGCTGAAAAGAGTGACGCCCGCGAGTGTGCAGCTCCGGGCGCCATGGCGAACAACTCTTCGAGTATGGAGAAATAATCCGCATGAGCAGTTTAACGGCTTTTGACCGTCTACCGCAACTCAGGATGATCCCGGTTTCGGGTACTCCGTTGTTTCGGTATGAACGCAGATTATCAAACCGCTGGGTTCCGTGTAACCACAGTAGGGCGGTTTCAATTGTGGGGGTCTACAACCGGAGGGCAAAACGCCTGTGCGCGAACTTAACCGAAGGTTCAAAGACCACCGCGGAGTGCAAGTCCATGTTATCCGCTGGGAGCCAGAAACACAGCGCGTTATCTATCTGCGTGATGGCTACCCACACGAATGCTTCAGCCCACTTGAGCATTTCAGGCAAAAGTTCAGGGAGATAACGGACGATCATGAGCACTAAATTAACCGGCTACGTATGGGATGGTTGCGCGGCGTCGGGCATGAAGTTGTCTAGTGTCGCGATCATGGCTCGCCTTGCTGATTTCAGCAGCGATGAGGGCGTGTGCTGGCCGTCCATTGATACTATTGCTCGCCAGCTTGGCGCAGGGCAGAGCACTATCAGAACGGCAATCGCTAAGCTTGAAAAAGATGGCTGGCTCACGCGTACACAGCGCCGTAATGGTAACCGTAATGCGTCGAACGTGTACCGCCTGAATGTGGCGAAACTTCAGGCTGCCGCATTTTCTCAACTGTCAGATTCTGACACGTCAAAATCTGACGCATCAAATTTTGACGCCTCAAAAACTGACCCGTCGAAATCTGGCAAAAAAGGCGGTTTTGACCCGTCAGAATCTGGCGGGGATCCGTCAGTAAAATCAACACAAGATCCACAAGTAACTTCAAAACCCTCTTGTCCGGTTGCGGCGCAACCAGACCCTGAAGTCGTGATTACTGACCAGGCGATTTTGGTTTTGTCCCATTTGAACCAGATCAGCGGATCCCGGTATCAGAAATCTAAAACATCCCTCGAGAACATTCGTGCCCGACTGCGTGAGGGGTACAGCGTTGCAGACCTGCAACTGGTTATCAACCTGAAGCATGAGCACTGGCACGAGAACGATGAGCAGTACCAGTACATGAGGCCGGAAACGCTGTTTGGCCCGAAGAAATTCGAGAGCTATCTGCAAAGCGCTACCCGCTGGGATCAGAAAGGACGGCCTAAACGCGCTGACTGGGGGGCGAAAAAGCGCGATGTGATGGCTTTTGGTCCGGTTGATACAACGATTCCTGCGGGGTTCAGAGGATGACGTTAAACAAATATTGCCAGGCGCTGGCGGCACTACGTAGCCAACCAGCCCACGAATTGAAAGAAGTTGGCGATCAGTGGCAGACACCGGATCTGCTTTTCTGGGGTATAAACGCGCTATTTGGGCCATTAGTTCTGGACTTGTTTGCTGACGACGACAACGCGAAGTGCCCGGCATGGTACACCGCCGAAGATAATGCGCTAACGCAGGACTGGTCTGAACGTCTTATAGAACTGGGTGGCGCTGGTTATGGCAACCCACCGTATAGCCGTTCGCAGTACCACGAGAAACAGGCGATCACCGGCATGACGCACATCATGAACTACGCAGCAACCCAGCGCGAAAAGGGCGGGCGTTATGTATTCCTGATAAAAGCTGCGCCGAGCGAAACGTGGTGGCCGGAAGATGCCGATCACATCGTATTCATCCGTGGGCGCATTGGGTTCGATCTGCCTGTGTGGTTTATACCTGCTGACGAAAAACAGAAGCCCACAAGCGCGTTTTTTGCCGGTGCCATAGCTGTGTTCGATAAATCATGGCGGGGTGAGCGGTTCAGCTATATCAACCGCACAGAACTGGAGGCAAAAGGGCGGGCGTTTATGGCTTTGGCTCAATTCGCCGTTGGTAAAGAGCAAACAATTGCAATGCAGGCAGCCAGGGAACCAGTAGCAACACCGGAAACTGAGTCACGAATCTGGCCTCTTGAGGTTGGTCTGGTGTTTAACCAGGTGGAAGGCGTTGATGTATTGAGCGAGGCCCAGCAGAACAAACTGAAAGCTAACATCAATCAACTCTGGCTGGAACGAACGGCCACCAGCGAAATCATTACTGCAGCTTCTGAACTTGTTCGCAATATGCGGGGAGAGGCCGCGTGAAACTGATCCTGCCTTTTCCTCCGAGCGTGAACACTTATTGGCGCGCCCCTAACAAGGGGCCGCTGGCCGGCCGTCACCTCATTAGCGCTGATGGCCGTAAATACCAGAGCGCTGCCTGCGTGGCGATCATTGAGCAATTACGACGCCTTCCAAAGCCATCGACTGAACTTGCAGCGGTAGAAATCACTCTGTACCCGCCGGATGCGCGCCGCCGGGATATCGATAATTACAACAAAGCCCTGTTTGACGCGCTGACGCATGCGGGTGTCTGGGAAGACGACAGCCAGATTAAGCGAATGCTGGTGGAATGGGGACCCGTTGTGCCGAAAGGTCGGGTAGAGATAACGATCAGCAGATATGAATCGGCGGGTGCAGCCGCCTGATATGGAGAAAAGTATGAGCCAGTTAATCGTGAATGGTGTAGTAACAATGTCCAGCCGTGATATCGCGGATCTGGTTCAAAGTAAACACAGTGACGTGAAACGTTCAGCTGAGCGTCTTGTTGCTGCGGGAATTTTAACCGCGCCGTTGGCGCAGTTCGATTTCGAGCATAACGGTAATGTGTACCAGGAGTATCGTTTTAACAAACGCGACTCTCTGGTGATTGTTGCCAGACTGTCACCTGAATTTACCGCCGCGGTCGTCGATCGCTGGCAGGAACTGGAAGAAGGGCAGAGTGTCAGTGTTCCCCGCTCATTGCCGGAAGCGCTTCGCCTGGCTGCTGATTTAGCCGAGCAGAAAGAGCAACTGACCATCCAGCTGGCAGCCGCGGCGCCAAAAGTGGGGTTTGTTGATCGTTATTGCTCTGCAAAAGGCTCTATGTCATTCCGGCAGGTAGCCAAATTGCTTAACGCAAAAGAAACTGAGTTTCGTCTGTTCCTTATTGAACGCAATATCCTGTATCGCCTCGGCAGCACACTTACCCCCATGGCGCAGCACATTTCCGCGGGAAGATTTGAAGTTAAGACGGGAACATCGAGTACATCCAATCACGCATTCAGCCAGACGCGTTTCACTGCCAAGGGAGTACGCTGGATTGGTGGTTTGTGGGCTGAACATATTGCAGGAGGGCAGGCGGCGTGAGGGCTTTGTTAAATCCTGAAGTAGCCCATCGCATGGGGATTGTGTTGTTTCGTCCCGGCGCGGAACTGATGCACCTCTTCATGCGCGGTCGCGTTCTTCTCGAATCTGAACCAGAAGAAATGGCGTCATTCAGTACAGGGGCTGTTCCCGCCGCCATTCAGCCGCTGGCTGATGATCCGGTAATGCGGCAGGTCTTCGAGAATGATCGGGTTATTCAGCGTGCCGGTGGGCTTCCTTCCCTTGAGCAATGGTTGAGTAATCGGTTTGAATGCCAGTGGCCACATTCAACGTGGCACGACAAGAACTTCACAACAATGCGGCACCCACCAGGAAGTATTCGCCTGTGCTGGCATTGCGATCACACTTTGTCGGGGCAGCATACCGAACAGCTTGCAGATATAGCGGCCGGAAACCTGGCATCCTGGATTCTGGAAGTCATTCGGCGTGATTCTGGTTTTCCCGAGTCGCATATCCTGACGCTTCCGGAACTGTGCTGGTGGATGGTCAGAAACGACCTTGCTGATGTTATTCCGGAAAGCGTTGCGCATAAGGGGTTACGGCTTCCGGATGAGAAGGTCAGCTCAGTCATGAGGGAAAGCGACATAGTGCCTTCCTCGTCAGCAACCAGCCTTGTGCAGGAGAAGGCGAAGAAGGTCCTCACACTCTCTGTTGATCCGGAGTCGCCAGAGTCTTTCATGCTCAGGCCAAAACGTCGCCGCTGGGTAAATGAGACGTACACCCGCTGGGTAAAAACACAACCCTGTGAGTGTTGCCGACGGCCAGCAGATGATCCGCACCATATCGTAGGGCACGGTATAGGTGGGACAGCAACAAAAGCCCATGACCTCTTCGTGATCCCTCTGTGCAGAGAGTGCCACGACGAGTTACACGCCGATGTACCGGCATTCGAGCATAAGCATGGTACGCAGCTTGAGCTGCTACTGCGTTTTATGGATCGGGCGCTGGCGATCGGCGTAATTGCGAAAGCTTAAGTGTATGGAGAATAATCATGCGTGATATGCAGAAAGTTTTAGATTTATGGGGGGCGTGGGCCGCGAGCGATTCATGCAATGTTGATTACTCTCCGATTGCTGCGGGCTTCAAAGGGTTACTGCCGCAAACAAGTAAAACTCGGCTTCAATGCACTGATGATGATGGGTTGGTAATAGAGGGGTGTATGTCGCGCCTTAGCAGAAAGAGGCCATACGATTACCAACTGTTGATCGTGCACTATATCTACCGGGTGTCCAAGCGCCAAATGGCAAAGCACCGAAAGAAAAGTGAAAAGCAGATCCGTATCGAAATGCAGATGGCAGAAGGTTTCATCGAGGGATGTTTATCAATGCTGGATGTAACTTTAGAAATGGATGTGCTAGTTCAGACCGAAATTTTTCAAAAAAGCTAGTGCGGTCCGCATTTTTTAAGATAACGTGTTAAGGGTGGTCGCTACGACACAGGCTTATCAAGTAAAAGCCTCGCAACTGCGGGGTTTTCTACTCTATAACCCTGTTATGTTATCCTCATTGAAACTTTGGGAGATGACAAAATGACCAGCATCGATGAACAAGAGCATGATATTAATAATCCACATGTCTCTATGGAGGATTTCTATGTATCACTTAGGAAGTTTGATGTTGCTGTATGTGAAGCTTGTGCCGTAAGCCAAGGTATTGGCGTTCAAATTGCTGAAGCATATATTGCTTACACAACTCAGATCTTTGCAAGAATGTGTATACATGCTCAGATATTGATTTCAAATGTACCAGAAAGTCGTTGGGCAAAAAAAGATTATCCATTTTGGGACCTATCCTTGGTTGCTTCTCATGCTCGAGCATTATTGGAAGCCGAGCTTCTTTTTTACTATTTATCGAAAGAAAATAGCACGCAAGAAGAGTGGTCGGCAAAACTAAATATAATGCATATGAATGATTGTGCGAAAAGAATAGAGTTTTTTAATACCATAAAGGATGAAAAGCAAGTTGAAGGGTTTGAGGCTCAAAAGGCAGAGATTGCAACTCGTCTAGAGTCTAATGATTTTTTTAATTCGCTCGATTCAGGAACCAGAAAAAGATGTCTATCTGGTAAGGCACTAATGATTCCAAATAGAGATGAGTTATTAATCGAGTTAAAGCAAGATCCAAAAGAATTCAGGGTTATTTTTGATTTGCTATCACATTATACTCACATATTGCCGATCTCATATTATCGGATGGAAGCTAATGGTAGAGGGACCGGAAGTTTCAATGAAACAGATCTCTCATATATCACTTTAAGCTTAAACCTTTGCCACGATGTAATCGTGAAAGCTACTGACAAAATGGTTGTTTTTTTTCCTGAAACACTGAGATTGCGTAAGGGATTACGTTCCAAATTCTCATTTGGCCCGAAGATTAAAAAGTAAATATTGTATGCTTGTTCAAAAACGAGCATTTCCTGCTGTGAAGAATGGGCGGCTGGTGGGTGTTGTAGCACCCGGCCAGCCATCAGCTCATGCTTTCAGGTCACAAGCTAACCAAGGCCCACTGCTTTAGCGCAAAAGCAACGTGAGCCTATCAGAGTTACGCTAACTGATCTATGAAAAATACTGTAAAAATAAACAGTGTTGAGTTAATCAACGCTGATAGCCTGCATTACGTCGCCACCCTCCCGCATAACTCTATTGATCTAATAGTTACGGATCCGCCGTACTTCAAAGTGAAGCCCAACTGCTGGGACAACCAATGGAAGGGGGACGAGGACTACTTACGCTGGCTTGATAGCTGTCTGGCTGAGTATGCTCGCGTTCTTAAACCTGCAGGCAGCATTTACCTGTTTTGTGGTCACCGACTGGCCTCAGATATAGAGATTATGATGCGTGCCCGGTTCAACGTTTTGAATCACATAATTTGGGCAAAACCATCGGGCCGCTGGAATGGATGTAACAAAGAAAGCCTGCGTGCGTACTTTCCATCTACGGAACGGATTTTGTTTGCTGAGCACTATCTTGGGCCGTACACAGGTAAAGAGGATGTTTACGAAAGGAAAAGCACAGAGCTAAAGCAGCACATTATGACGCCGCTGATTGATTACTTCCGTAATGCCCGTGAATCACTGGGTGACGGCACTGCGCGCGGTACGGTTGAGGAAATTGAGGGGTTTGTACAGACCGTCACGCCGGATGCGCGCAGTAAGGACACGCTTTCCGAAAATGCCGTGACGGTTGATATTGCCGTCAGCTACTACCGTCAGTCACTGGACGGGCGAGAACTGTTTGCCATCGATACAGAGCGTTTCGCCCGCCGGGTGAATGGCGTGGATGTGCTTTCAGGTCTGGCTGCCAAAGTGCGGCTCTGATTTTACTTTTATCCCACCACTGTAACGGCCTGCGGGCCGTTTTTTATGGAGAACCCTATGAGCTTTCCTGGTGAAACCCGCGTTATAAAACTGTATTCCCCTGTATCACTTGATAGCGGGGTTGTGATCGATGAAGTCACCATGCGTGAACCGCTGGTTCGCGATCGCATCACTCATGCCAAAGACCGCGGCAACGAAGAAGAGAAAGAAGCCCGCATGATTGCGCTGCTGTGCAATCTCAGTGAACAGGATCTCTGGCTGATGACGGCGGCAGATTATTCACAGCTGCTGGATGCCTTTAACGTTTTTATGCTCCCGCCCGCGAAGCGACCGAAGGCGGGCTCCTCCGGGCAATAAGATTTCTGGGGCGGCGGCTGCATTTTCCGATGGCGGAATACCTTGATATGCCGTTCAGCACTTTCTCTGATTTTTTGACCGACGAACTGGAGACGATAAACCGTGGGCGGAATAAGCCAGAACCTTAAGGCCGTCATTACCTTTGGTGGGAACCTGGATAATTCATGGAAACGATCTGCAGATGGTCTGCAAAAAAGCCTGAAAGATGTCGGAAAGCAGTCTGAACGACTGACAAAAGATCAGACTAAACTGGCAGCAGAAATCAAGCGCGCCAAACTGGCCGGTGAAAGCCTGGGGGATTTGAAGCGCCGCTATACTGATGTTTCCAGGGAAATCCGCAAAACGGAGGCGGAGCAGCAGAAACTGAATGTACAGATGCAAAAAGCACAGCGCATTCAGGCGTTCAAAGGAGCCGGTAAAGGTCTGTTCCGGCGCGGTCTGGGGATCGCCGGGCAGGTGACGGACTACGTGACGGTTAAAAGTGCCACGATTGCAAACTATGCCGTTACGGCAGAGCTGGAGATCCCGGAAGGACCGGACGCCAGTACGGTGCTGAATAATGCCATCGATGTTTTGCGGTCGTACACCACGCTTTCCCATCGGATTAAAACCGTCGTCCCGCTGTCCGCCATTTATGCCGCGCTGCAGCAATCCGGTGTGGTCCGGGTAAGGCTGATATCTCCGGTGGCAGATCTGGAAGCGGAACCGGGTAAAGCGCCCTGGTGTACCGTCATTAATGTTACTCGCAGGGAGGTAAGCAGCAATGACGGCTAAGTTTCGATCTCTGCTTCCTCCTGGCGCATTTCATGAAGAGAGAGCGCAGGAGCAGGCCAGCGCTGAGCAAATCGCCACCCTCGATACCAATATGGTGCGCAAGTCCAAAAATCCTGACACCTGTCCGGCGCATCTTCTCCCCTGGCTGGCCTGGGAGCATGCCGTTGATTTCTGGGATGACGGCTGGACAGAGGCGCAGAAGCGACAGGTGATAAAAGATGCCGCTTATGTTCATCAGCACAGAGGAACGGCCGGGGCGGTACGCCGTTCTCTCGGGTCAGTGAACCTGCCCACGACCGTGGTTGAGTGGTGGGAAGACACCCCGCGCGCTGAACCTTACACCTTCCGGATCGAAGTACAGAGCAGTGAGGGGGTCAGTGACGCTCTCTATCATCAGATCCGCCAGCTTACCGAGCGGGCCAAGAACCTGCGCAGCTATCTGAGCAAAATCGATGTGATGGCGAATGTGGGTATGGACGGGGCTTTTTATATTTCGGGTGCGACAACAGCGCATATCGATGTGGACATTTTTGCCGGGGAATCTCATGGCTGATTACTACTCAATTATCACTAACCGGGGTAAAGAACTGGAGGCGGAGGCACTGGCCAGTGGTCGCCTGATTGTACTGACTCACTTTGTGGTGGGTGACAGTAATGGCAAGCAGGTTAAACCTGATCCGTCGCAAATCCGGTTAATCAATGAAACGTACCGGGGAGATATCGCTGAGCTGGTGGTGTCCCCGGAGCAGTCCACGCAGTTAATGGCAAAAATCGTCCTGCCGACCGGGGTTGGTGGATTCACCGTTCGCGAAGTCGGTTTAATGACTGACGCCGGAGAGCTTTACGCGGTGGCAAACTGCCCATCGATCGATAAGCCGGTTGGTGGTGTCAGCGTTAATATGCAGTTTCGCCTGGCGGTATCAGATACCTCAAATATCACGCTGAATGTTGCAACAGGCGACGGGTTATTCCTGCGTATTGACCAGTACCTGAAAGAGATAAAGGCGCGGGGCGCGGAAGCACAAAAAACATCGCGTGAGTCCATTGGTGTCCTCGATAGCACAACACAACAAAGAGGGCTGGTTCAACTTAGCAGTTCGGTGAACAGCACCAGTGAAACGCAGGCCGCCACCCCGGCAGCAGTTAAGATCGCAATGGATAATGCGAATGCGCGACTGGCTAAAGACCGGAACGGCAGTGATATTCCGAATGTCGCATTATTTCTACAAAACCTTGGCCTGGTAGAAACGATAAATCGAGCAGCCGGTTCGCTGCAAAAAAATCAGAACGGCGCTGATGTACCGCAACCGGATTCGTTTGTACGTAATATCGGTGCCGGGAGAGCTTTCAGTGGCTCGGTCAGTATTGGTGGAGGCGGTAACTGGACAACAGCGGACTTTATCGTCTGGCTTGAAAATCAGGGGGCATTTAATCATCCCTATTGGGTATGCAAAGGTTCATGGTCCTACGGTGATAACAGGGTTATTACGGATACGGGATGCGGGAATATCAGTCTTGCTGGCTCGGTAGTTGAGGTTATGGGAGCGCGTGGTGCGATGACTATTCGTATCACCACGCCAACCACCACAGCAGGAAATGGGATACCTTCCGCGCAGTTTACCTACATCAATCATGGCGATGGTTACTTGCCAAGCTGGCACAGGGATTTTAATACAGCAAATCCTCCTTATGAGTATTACCCCGTAGGCGCACCCATACCATGGCCTTCGGATATACCGCCTGCTAACCATGCGCTTATGCAGGGCCAATCGTTTGATAAATCTGCCTATCCATTACTTGCTGTGGCATATCCTGCGGGGGTTATTCCTGATATGCGTGGTCAGACGATAAAAGGCAACCCAACAGGTAGAGGGGTATTAACACAAGAACAGGATGGTATTAAGTGGCACGATCACGGTGCAACGATCGCAAGCACCGATCTCGGAAGCAGGGATACAACCGGGTTTGATTATGGCACCAAATCGGTATCAGTTTTTGACTACGGTACTAAATCAACAACCGGCGCGGGGGCTCACAATCACCCTATATCCGGTAGAACACAGTTCGGTCAGGCAGGGGATGTCGTTGCAATGTCCAATACTGGCTCTGACAGAACAAACTGGGGAGCTGTTGGTGGAGTTGGCGACCATGCTCACGCCGTAGGAATTGGTGCACATGATCACGTGGTGGGTATTGGTGCACATGCTCACTCTGTTTACATTGGCGCGCACAGCCATGGTGTGACGGTTTCACCATCTGGTCAGGCTGAAAACACTGTAAAAAATACTGCATTTAATTATTTAGTGAGGCTTGCATAATGGCTTTTAAAATGACCGATACCAACCGCGTTATTACTATTTACAACCTTTCATCAGCAACGAATGAGTTTATCGGTAAGGGGGATGGGTTTATTCCGGCTAATACAGGCTTACCTGCATATAGTACCGATATAGCACCGCCAAAAGTGAAGGCGGGGTTCGTGGCTGTTTTCGATATCCAGACCAATAAGTGGTCGCAAGTAGAAGACCACCGGGGAGAGACCGTTTATGACATCAGCACAGGTAGACCCACTGTTATTGAGACGCTGGGGTCCCTACCTGATAATGTTGTATCAGTGGCCCCCGAAGGGGGATATGTTAAATGGGACGGCACACAATGGGTTCATGATGCAGAAGCGGAAAAAGCATTTTTTCAGGGACAGGCTGCGCAGGAAAAAGCAAACCTGTTGATGATTGCAACATCTGCTATTGCTCCTCTCCAGGATGCAGTTGATCTGGACATTGCGACGGAAGACGAATCGAAAGCACTTCTTGCATGGAAGAAGTACCGTGTAATGCTTAACCGAATTAACCCCGAGGATGCTCAAAACATCATCTGGCCTGAATCTCCATTGCCCATATAACAGACTTAAACAAAACAATGCCGGGGCTGATTAGAATCGGCATTGTTCATACCTCAATTAAAAATTATTTACCTATAAGAGATACCTTTAATCTTCTTAATAAACTAATTACATCTTTCCTTCCGAATAGTTTAAACAGATTAAACCAGCGGTTCTTACCCAGGTAATTTAGTTTTATTAATTTAGGGTTGTAATGATAGCACATTATAAAAACACCTTGGTCGTCATCAACTATATTATTTCTGAGTGTTTTTATTTGGCACTGACAAACCAGTTTGTAAAACTCTTTCCATTTCTTTTGTGTTGCTACAATTGCCCCACCAATAATATAGGAACGATTGTTAATCATGTGGTCAAAAACCTGATGGATAGTTTTGACGATCAAGCCTTTTTTAACTGTAAAGAAATTTACTTTGTTGCGGTCAAATGGATAGTCCCATCGAGATAACCCTCTGGTTACGTCTGCACTGCGACAGTAACCAAAGTCAACCCATGCAACCATATCATCATTCACAAGATTTAACTCTATAGCTCTGTTTACAAAATATGTTTTCAGATTGCAAACCAGTGCATAGTCTGGGGACCAGTATTCGGGGTTTATCAACTGGCGAGTTTCAAGTTTGCTTATGAACTCGTTATCTTTTTGAATCCGCGCAATTCTTTTTTTGATGTGTTGAAATTTTTTATTAATATCTAAAGCCACTACAACAGTGTTTTTCCCATTTCTGATTGCTTCAATTTTTGGTTTAAGTTCACTGGATGTGAAAATGACCATGTCATTATCCAATTCAGACAGATTTTCAAAGTACTGAATATAGGTATCAGCTGTTCTCTCTAAGTGAGGAGAGAAACCTTTATTACTCGTCCAGTCTCCGCGTCCTATATCGAAAAATGCTGTAACAATGGTAATAGATGAGTTCATTTTTAAGCAATCCGTGTTTTATACCTATCCAATAACTACAAGAATGTTGAATACATATTTTTTTGATATCAGTCACATGGAAACATTCTATCAGTATCAACATGAGGCGGGAAGCATCATGTGATATTAAAACTGATAAGCAACGGATATACAAAATAACTGGTTGTTGCAAAGGATTGTTCAATGGTGAATAATTTTCATTGGTATTATTTTTATTGAAATTGTCGCTTTGTTCTAATATATGATAACAATAGGTTGCTGAAGCATATCAAGTAGTGTTCCTTAGCCGATATTTGGCGTAATAACGGAAATCATTAAAGATGACCTGACTGGCCAATTGATGGTGAACCGTAACGAGAGTTGCCGCAACCACACCGTATGCAAGAGCATGATTGCGGCCGACTGGCGAACGTTCGATAGTGCGAGTATTGAATGATTGCCAGTCACGGCGGATTGTACTTAAGCAATATGACGGTTCAAGGCGTTTAATCTGAAACCAGCCACATATCAGCCTCTTCAAACATTTCCTGAACAGTACGGCTTATCTGCTCCTTCTCATGCTTGCTGGCGTCAGTGTTGATCGCCGGCAGTGTCATCATCGGTTTAACCCGGACATCAGCATCGGGGAAGATCCGGTGAACCCTCTTGGTCAATTCGCCCAGAATGATATCTTTTGCACCGGGCAGACAATCAAAATTCCTTTTGTCATAAACGAGTTCCACGAACATTGAATATTGCTCCTTTACTGGATGGATATACAGTATTTATACTGTGTTTTTATCCGGTGTTCAAGAGGGGTTAAATGATGCCACGACGTAGCGATATTGAAATAGCCTGGTATGCTTCGATACAGCAAGAACCGAATGGCCGGAAGACTGTCACCACACAGCGATTTGTACAGAAACTGAGCAAGGTTAACTGGAACTGGACGATGAAGCAGGCCAACGAATGGATCGAGTGGTATGTGACAACATTCCGCGATGTATCAACGCTGGAAGGAGAGAACCGTACTTTTCAGTTGTTCAATCCAAACGGAGGACTGTAGCCATGGGCTTCCCTTCACCTGCCAGTGATTACGTTGAAAAAAGGATTTCGCTTGATCAGCAGCTGATCAGCCAGCCATCAGCGACTTACTTTATGCGCGCTTCGCGTTCACATTTCAGGGAAGGGATAATTCAGGGGGCGCTGCTTGTTGTGGATGCTTCGCTTTCAGCCTGTGATGGCTCACTGCTGATATGTGCGATAGACGGAGAATTCAGGATCAAGCGATACAGAGCTCACCCTCAGCCTCACCTGATAAATCTGGAAAACGGAAGAAGAGAGGCGCTGCCAGTGGATGATGATGCTTACAGTTCTGCACCCGCTATATTCGGGGTGATTACGTACATCATCAATGATGCCAGGAATGCGGAGTTTGATGACTTCCCGGTGATGTGAATAGTTGAAACTTTACGGTAGAGTTGATGTTTTGTGTCGGGGTTTTTCCCCTATTATTCCCCGTAGCTTCCCCATTCAGAAAACAGGCATAAAAAAACCAGCCGTAACAGGCTGGTTTTTAGAGGATTTTTGGTCGCACGAGAGGATTTGAACCTCCGACCCCCGACACCCCATTACGGTGCGCAACCATTTCAATGGCAGCTATGTGCCAGGAGCGGACACTCGCTTTCGGCAGAGGAACCAGCAAATTCGAAATCAGCCAGCATACTTGTTATGGGCAACTATGCGGGTTATAACTTTTTTTTCGTTTTCCTGCGTTAGAGGCTATTGCAATAATTTGCTGAACTATGGATGATTATTGGTATTGGATTACAAATAAATTAAGGATTAACTTATGGAAGTTCCAGCGAACCTCAAAGGAAGATATGCATATCATTTTACTTCAATTGGCAACCTTGGCTCGATAATCGAGAATGGACTGTTGTGTACAAATTTAAAAAACGATCTGAATATATCTCATCAAAATATTGCCGAGCGTGGGATACAGGGAAGAAGAAGCACGATGTCAGTACCGTGTTCTGATGGGAAGTTTGTTCACGATTATGTCCCTTTTTACTTCTCGAAAAGAAACTCCATGCAACTTGGCGTGATTAATAAAAAAAACGTAGATCAACTTTTCCTTATTTATTTGGCAATTCCCATAGAAATTATTGAGGAAAAAGCTGATGTTGTTTTTTCAGATGCTTCAGCAAATACAGATATACCACCAAATTTTTATAATGTGTCATCATTAAACATGCTTAATTCTTTAAACTGGGATGCTATTGATAGCAAAAAATGGGCGTGCCCGTCAGAGGAGTATCGTCACCAGAAGATGGCTGAGTTACTTGTTCCCGGTAGTATTCAGGTTTCAGAAGTGGCTTATATAGTTGTTTGGAATAAGTGGATCAAGGAGGAAGTAGAGAAAGTATTTCAAACCAAAGGAGTGCAACCACCTAAAATCCAATTTGGTGAGGATCATTATTATACAAAATTTTATGCTGGTAGTAAAAAATCAATTGTAACTGGGCCTGTTTTTTTAAAACGCGCAATGGAATCGACAATCTCTGATATATGTAAAAGTTGTAGTGGTTGCAAGAAGTATGGAAGTATACGTGATGCACTAGGTGCAATAGAAAAAAACTTTTCATCTATAAAAGAGCTTGATGATATAGAAGGATTAAAGGCCAGTTATTGGCCTCATACTGAGGATGTTGGCACGCATAGCAGAAAAGTAGCATGTGCTCTCAATCAGTTCCAAGAATATAATGGACTATCTGATGAGGATAAAGAAATTGTTCTATTGTCCGCATATTTTCACGACATAGGGAAAGGGCCGAAGTCTCGCTGGGGACAGGATGGAATGACTAAAGCTGATAATGACCATGCCGTGAAATCCTTGCCTATGTTAAAACGAATTCTTACTGAAGATATTGGCGGGCTCAGTGAAGAATCCGTGAGGAAGATAGTAACATTAGTAACGTATGACGACTTGATTGGTGACATAGTTGCGAGAGATCGTGATGAGAAGCAATTGATTGATGTAATTAAAAATGAAAATGATTTGAAAATGCTCATTGCTCTATCAAAAGCAGACATGAACGCAATCAATCCAGAATGGGTAACAACCCACAGTAAATCAATAGAGGATTTAGAATCGAGAACGCTGCATGTGATTAGGAGTAATAACATATGTTAGAGTTTGTTAAAGGCAACTTCTTTGATTTTGATGCCGATATCAGAGTTAATACGGTTAATTGTGTGGGCGTCATGGGGGCGGGGGTCGCGCTAGCCTTCAAGAACAAATATCCTGAGATGTTCAAAGAATATGTCCGTCAATGTAAGGCAAATGAAATATCTCCTGGAAAACCTAGTGTGTGGAAGAAAGAAGATATGTTCTCGAAAGGGGTTGAAATTATAAACTTCCCTACTAAGGATCATTGGCGAAACCCTTCAGAGTATGAATATATTGAAAGTGGCCTAATCTGGCTTTCAGATTACTTAAGGAATAAAGAAGGTTTAACGATAACACTACCAGCTCTCGGTTGTGGGCATGGAGGATTGGATTGGAATAACGTTAAGCAATTAATCCTGAAATATCTTACAGATACTAAAAATAATATTTTAGTGTTTGAGCCAGAATCTTCTAAAAATGCAGGGAGAGAGACAGTTATTACACCTAATAAGCTTGCGAATCTTGAAGCTTTAGGCGTAAGTATAATAAGAAAAAATGAGACATCCTATCCAGTTGGATTGATGCGATATACAGAAAAGGACCTATGGGTTTTAGGTAAGGTAATTAGAGAATTCGACATTTCTTTAATCTCAAGCACCAAACCTAATGAGCAAGAAAAAATGGTTGTCCTTGAATTAATAGAATACTGCAAGGATAATTGTCTGAGTATTTTGTTTGGTGGTTCTGCATTTGATAAGAAAATGGCTTTGCATTCTATTAGACAAGGAGTTGAAGCGGGGATTTTTTTGCCTAACGGGATTTCACATTCTGCAGTAAAAATGCGGGACAAAGGTGTCACGGAGAATATATCTATTCTTTCAATAGGTGATCCTTTTAAATCATTTGATAAAAAAGACTATATGCCGTCTGTTATGGGGCGTATGTTTATTTGCAAGTCAGTTGTTTTTACTACAGAAAGGCTGAAATGGCTAGAAAAACAAAAAGGTATAATTATAAATGGTGGATTAAATTTGTATTTTATGAAATACGATAATCTTCAAGATGAGGATTATTTTGCTGCTATTAATATAAACGCAAAACCAATGAAACCGTTTGATGGTGAACGAATATTGGAAATCACGTTCTGATATATGTTACAGCGAACTTAACAATAATTTCCGCTCCTCGCCCAAAGTGGATCTGACAGACAACTGTACTGTTCACAGTGTGCCAGAAGCGGTCACTATCGATATTGTTAACTGCCCTATACACAATTATAATCCGCCCTTTAACTTGAAGAATTAGGAGGTTAATTCATAGGCTGATTTTCAGGATAAATGTTTTTAACATATCAGATATGTGATATGTATAGTATCTAAAAATAGTTAAAACCTATGCAGATAAGTTGATTGATATTACTATCAAACATTATAAACTCATAAGTGCTACAATCAATTAAGTGAGGGGTTTAAAAAATGATTACAAGCGGCTATTTGATTGGTCAAATAATTGACGAGCTATCAGACATAGCGCAACAGGCTAAAATAAGAAATAGACTTGGATATACTGATCTGTCAGTTTTTGTTGAGGATTTCTTTAAAGTGATTCTAAATGAAACATTCGGTTTGTCTTTGTCAAACGTGAATATAACTACAGCAAATGAGCCCGGCATTGATCTTGGTGATAAAAAAAACAGGACAGCATTTCAAGTTACCACTGACAAAACCAGTAAAAAAATTATCCACACTCTTAGCAAAATAACGCCTGTTCAAAGAGGTGATTATGACCATTTCAAAATTTTAATAATAGGTGATAAACAAGATAAGTATGATGCAGTTACTACAGCTTTGGCAAATCGCAAAGATACCGACGATTCTTCAGAAGAAAATGAAAAAATACATGAAAAAATCATGTTTGATCCAAACTCAGATATTATCGATCTGACTGATTTGGTACGTAAGATTGTCGGCTTAGATATAATAAACATTCAAAATATTCATACCCTTGTTCAAAATCAGACAGCAAGTGTCAAGATTGAGCTTCAGGTGCCAGATGAGGAAGGAAATTATCCTACATCTGGTTATGATTCCTGGGAATCTCTTCCAGAACAAGAACTTGGTGACGGCTCAAAGTTCGCAGCTTGGGATTTAGAACAAGGTCGACAAGATAGGGCACCTAATGATAAAGAAATTATGGCAGTCAGAAAAGATATCGAAGAAATAGCTCGACGCCTTAATATGCTACCTCGGGTTACCCGTGAATTTCTTGCGATACTTCATGAACGAGCAGAATACAAAGAACATCGCTTTAAAGAACATCCTAGTATTTACTATGATATCGTTTTAAAAACATATACTAGCGCTCAACTGGAAATCGATTTATTATCATCTTATCATCTTATAATTATTGACTTTGACAAAATTTCTGATGAGAAAAGAATTCCGGCTGAAATAGGCTTGTGCATGTATGATGATATAAGCTCAACTTTCGATGTTGGGTTTCACAATTTTGTTAAGGAAAAAGAATTATCGTTTCGTGATGTACTAGGCAAAGTGGATTTCTCAGGTTTTTAAAGAATTACCGATGAGTTACTTCAGCTACCCGTGTTTAGTGTGAAATGGGAATTCTTTAATTTAACAATGCACTACTTATTTGTAGATACTAAAAAGGCTAGCTTTTAAGTTGGCCTTTTTAGCTAGACGGGGAAGCCTGACTTAAAAGTTATATTCTTATTTCATACCCATTTAAGTTAATGGCAGCTTATCGCTCAAAGCAGACGTTTTCCCCTGTCGCATCGTACATTAACGTATAGTTTGGATTAACTCTGGCCCTTGATTCTTAACATTCCCGACGGCACGCGTCACGGCGTGCCATAAAAATTTATCAGCGGACACGGAACCGTCAGCTACAATCTCCTCCGCTTCTTTCCCTCCAACATTCTGCCTCATCCATTCGCGAGCAGCATCTGGTGAGAGTACCAGTGGCCGCCTGTCGTGAATATCTACCAGTCCTTTATCGGCAGCAGCTGTTACTATCAGGAATCCTTCAGCTTCATCTCCACGTTCGAATGGTGTGCTGCCGATCGCCGCCATGAAAATCGGCTGGCCATCGGCTCGATGAATAAAGTAGGGCTGCTGTATGTCACCTTCCTTTTTCCATTCGTACCAGCCATCAGCAAAGCAAATTGCGCGACCATGTTGCCAGAGTGGTTTAAACATTCTGCTGGTGGCCGCAGTTTCAGAGCGTGCGTTAATTAGCGGTGGTTTATCCCACCATCCGGGGGCGTATCCCCAGATAACTGGATCAAGATGGAGTTTCTCGTCACGTTCGCTCAGAAGCAGAACTTTGGTACCCGGCGCCACGTTGAAACGTCCGATCGGTTCCGGGTCATATGGAATGTCTTGCTCGGCTTCTTCTGCGAGAAGGGCGAGATAGTCTTGACGTGTCATTGACTGTGAAAAACGTCCACACATAGAAACCTCCAGCCATATGTAAGACTGGAAGTATAGGATATCGTCCTACAAGAAACGTTTTGAACCCTACACCTGAACCACGATGCAAGTAGTAAATGGCATTATTGGGACCAAATCATATCAAACAAAATGAATATACTTCAGATTTGGAATGATAACAGGAGGAATAGAATGCCAAAAAAAGACCAAAACTATTATGCGAATGTTGCGCGTCAGACTGAGGCAAGAAGTAGCAAAAGGACACAATATCGCGAGTTTCTTGAACGAAATGGGTATGAGCATAACGAGGATAATGCTCATTTTTTCGCTATAAGTTTAGGATTAAATTCACATGATAGAGTAAACCTCGTTCATGAATTGATGTCGGGATTTTGACTGCAGTAGAAACATGATCTGGTTAAATGTGTTCACCATTGAGGTTTAATCTTAGTGATAACCCTTTGAATGTTCATAGGTCAAGTTACTGAACTATTGGCGAAAAAATGATGTAACCGATTGATAATTATTAATAACACGCATGATTTAAAATCCCTTTATCGTGAAAGGGCTGATAGGTGCAGGCACTTGTTTTTGCCCTCTAAAACGGTTATCAAAACCCAAAAACATACATTGATAATCAATCAGTTAGGGGAAAGCTGAAAGCCAATTGATTTACAATAAAATTATAGAATTATTGTTATTTATCATTTGGTTGTATATGAAGCATCTAACTACTGCTGCGCCACATGGGTTGGGTTGAAGCGGCTGACCTTATCGTTAAAGGTATGGAAGGTGCAATCAATGCGAAAACCGTAACTTATGACTTCGAACGTCTGATGGACGGCGCTAAGCTGCTGAAATGTTCAGAGTTTGGTGACGCGATCATCGAAAACATGTAATCCACATTCTGGGTTGTATGAGAACGGGAGCCGATTGGTTCCCGTTTTTTTGTGCCTGATAAATTCTTTCCCTGTCATTTTATCCGCTCAGTACCTAGGGGGATCAGGGCTTGTTGTGGTCTATTTATGTTTGATTTAGCTAAAAAAAGGCAAAACGAGACTAAAGCCTCCGACATAAAGCGCTGACCAGGTCGCCGCAGAGATCAGACTGACTGCATACACTTTCACTGGATGAAGATGCAACATTCCAGCAACTAATGGCACAATGTAACGCAGCACGGCAATAAAGCGCGAAGTAAAAAGTATCGGTACAGAACTGTTTTGCAACCGGCGTCGAACCCGTACTACTGTATCGGCATGACGCGACATGATGCGTGCCAGCCAGGGTAGATGTCCCATCATCATTCCAAGGTGATAATTAACAATTGTCCCGCACCATGCGCCAATCATTACAGCAATTCCCGCTTCCCATGGCGCAATAGTCGCCTTGCCGACGGAAATTACAGCAACCAACATAACAGATGCTGGCGGTAATACAGCTGAAATGAGGAACGTAGATTTTGCGAATGCTATTCCAAAAAGCAGGCTCCACAGGCTGAAAGGATGAAGCGCGAAATGGCTCATCAACGCGTTTACCCACTCCATCAATGCTTCTCCAGTTAAGGTTCCTTGGCTATTTAACCGCAATACGGCTTAATCAGGCCTCAACACAGATGAATTACTGACTGCTGCACTTAATCCCGGCTGTGACAGCTATCTGCGTATAGCAGCAGAATACAGTTGAGCGGGATAGGGTAAAGGAAGATGAATCGAACGCACTTAATCTGAAACCAGCCACATATCAGCCTCTTCAAACATTTCCTGGACAGTACGGCTTATCTGTTCCTTCTCGTGCTTGCTGGCGTCAGTGTTGATCGCCGGCAATGTCATCATCGGTTTAACACGGACATCAGCGTCGGGGAAAATCCGGTGAACCCTCTTGGTCAATTCGCCCAGAATGATATCTTTTGCACCGGGCAGCCCATCAAAATTCCTTTTGTCATAAACGAGTTCCACGAACATTGCTTATCGTCTCTTTGCTGGATGGATATACAGTATTTATACTGTGTTTTTATCCGGTATTCAAGAGAGGGCATAAACATGGGCTTTCCTTCACTTGCGGCAGATTATGTTGAAACACGAATCTCCCTCGATCAGCAACTAATCAGCCAGCCCGCAGCGACTTATTTCATGCGGGCATCGCGTTCACATTTCAGGGAATGATGACTGACAGTGATGTATGGATCAAACGGGGCACCCGGAAACAACCGGGAATTTGTGGGAATAAGCGGAAGGAAGCCTTACATGGTGCGGCTTAGCACGGTCTAAGATTCAATAGCTGTTAAAAAATTCAAACCTCATGTATTTTTGGATCATTCGTCAGGGAGGTTAGAACCTGACAGATAGATTTAGATCGTTGCATAGATAATTTAAAAATGGTTTTACGGAGTTTAAAACCAGCTTATACAACCATTAAGGAGCAGAGATAAAGCCAGCCAATTCAATCAGCCAGCTTTGCTTTGCGTGCTCAGCTTCGGCGCGGACTCCACCTGTTCATCTGAATCACATTGTTCTGAAATCTCTTTATTGTTGGGAATGTCTACCGCTGAATTCTTAGGCATCAGAGCATTTAATCCACCTCGGATGAAAGCATTCATTACCTCATCCCGCTGCTCTTTAGTCATACGATTATAAATCATCATCCACAGGGCTTTGTCCTCATCAGTTCCCAACGTGGGCTGGTGAACAGCCACTCTCGCATCACTGCATGAAAGTTCAGAGTCACTGTTACCAAAATGATGTCTGGTGCGCTCCGGTAATACAGACACATGATATTCAGTTGCCTTAGTACCTTGTCTCTTTCGTCTTAATCCCGGTTGTTCAAGAGTCGCACGATCCAAAATATCCCTCGCTCTTCTTGCTGTTGTTGGCATATCAGGTAAACCAGCAACTTCCTTTGCAGTTACCCATTCTTTCTGTTCGTTGCTATGGGGCATTTTCCGTCCTTTTGATACAAGCAGAAAGGGACGCAGCGTCCTTTTCCTGTGTTAATGCATTTTTCGCCTTCGGACCAAGCACACCAACGATCTGAAAACTTAAATGCTAAAAACCAAAAAGGACGAACATGTGTTGACATGCGTCCTTTTTGTCTCTATCGTCTTATTACAAGGTTTAAGCACAAGGGCTTATTACTATGATTGATTATGTAGCATCTCAAAAATCTTGTCAGGATAAAAGAGACTGGCATCGTGCAGATGTAATTGCTGCACTGAAAAAGAAAGGCACATCCTTAGCTCGTGTATCACGTGAAGCTGGCCTAGGTTCTCGTACCCTTAGCAATGCATTAGCACGTCGCTGGCCTCGTGGGGAGAGACTTATTGCTGATGCGTTAGGGGTTTCGCCGGACGCTATTTGGCCAAGCCGGTATTCTGCACAGGAGTTCAACTAATGGAATGGGTATGCGCTATTGAGGTTACAGGGATTGCCGGACTACCGAGCACCACCCGCAGGACTCGTGATGCGTTAGAAAAACTAGTTATGGGCCGCACCGAGCTACGCCGCAAACGTGCTGGAACCAAAGCATTTGAATACCACATATCAGTATTGCCACCAGAAGTTCGTGCTGAATTGCTGGCTGGTCGTGGTTTGATTGAAACCTCATCCGGACTCATTACTTTGCCGAGAGAGCCGGAACGTGTGGCTGCTGATGATCTTGATCGTCAGCGTCTCTGGTCAGCTTGGGAGAAAGCGACCGGCGAACAACGACTGCATGCAGAGCGTCGCACGAAAGCTGCTGCGCTGGTGGCGGAGCTGATGGCATCAGGTGTTGGCAACCGCAAAGCAATTACCCTTGCTGCCAAGCAACTGCAAATCAGTGAAGGAACGCTGCGCAATCTGTACTACAAAGTGAAGGACTTCAGCCCTGACCTCTGGGGACCGGTATTGCTCGATCGCCGGGTTCGTGAAAAACGCGTGACAGGACGTTCGGCTGAAATCTCTGATGATGCATGGCAATTCTTCCTGGGCGATTATCTGCGCAACGAAGCACCGTTTTTCTCCAAATGCTATGAACGACTGGAAATCGCCGCAGAAACACATGGCTGGACCATACCGGCTGAACGTACCCTGCGTCGTAAGCTGGAACGTGAAGTTGATCCGCGCATTGTCGTTGCCACCCGTGAAGGTGAAAACGCACTGGCGCAGATGCACCCATCTCAACAGCGCACCGTCGCACAATTGCATGCGATGGAATGGATTAACGGTGACGGTTATCAACACAACGTGTTTGTCCGCTGGTTTAACGGTGAAATCATCCGTCCCAAAACATGGTTCTGGCAGGACGTCCACAGCCGCAAAATTGTCGGCTGGCGGGCTGATGTATCAGAAAACAGCGACAGTATCCGCCTGTCACTCATGGATACACTGAAAACCTACGGGAAACCCCAACACATCACGATAGACAACACCCGTGCAGCGGCGAACAAATGGTTGTCTGGTGGCGTTCCTAACCGCTACCGGTTCAAAGTCCGTGAGGATGATCCGATGGGGATTATCCCTCTGCTGGGTATCAAGCTGCACTGGACCGGTGTTATCGGTGGTAAAGGCTGGGGCCAGGCTAAACCCGTAGAACGTGCCTTTGGTGTGGGTGGTCTGGGTGAATACATTGATAAACACCCGGCACTGGCTGGCGCATTTGCCGGTGAAAATGTCAGTTCCAAACCAGAAAACTACGGCAGCCGCGCCGTTGATGTTGAGACCTTTATGGAAATTATCAGTGAAGGTGTCGCCATGTTTAACAGGAAAACCCAGCGTAAAACGGAAATGTGCCGGGGTGAACTGTCCTTCGATCAGGCTTTTGAACAAAGCTACAGCCAGGCTGTGATCACCCGTTTAACTGAAGAACAAATCCGCCAGTTCATGCTGCCGGCAGAGTCGGTTCGCGTGAAACCAACCGGAGAATTCACGATGGAAAGCGGCGGCTCCCTGTTTGGCCGCAAAAACACCTACTGGAGTGAGCTACTTGTCAGCCATCGCTCCCGCAAAATTACAGTCCGTTTTGACCCGCGTAACCTTCACAGTGAAGTGGCCTGTTACGACCTTGATGGCCGCTTCCTCTGTATGGCGGAGTGTCGCGCCGCAGTGGCGTTTGGTGATACCGAGGCTGGTCGTGAACACAACCGCGCCCGTCGTGAAATGATGCGCAGCACGAAGAAAGCAACGAAGGCACTAAACCGTATGACGGCGATTGAAGTTAACGACCTGCTACCGAAGACAGAACATGCAGAGTTGCCGGAACGTCATGTTGTTGAGCGTGTATTCAATATGGGTAACACCGTCAGACGTGTGGAGGAAATACAGGACACGCAAACCGAGAATGATGTGATTTTTCAGACGTTCGTTAATAAAGCGAAACAGTCGCAGAAATAAAAAAAGCGACGTTGCGAGCGCCGCTTTGAATGAAGTGAATCAGTTTTAACACCTGATTAAGTACAGGCCATTTGAAAAATACAGGATTAATAATCATGACGCAAATTAACCATGATGTTGTGCGTAGTGCCATTCGTGAATTAATTGACAGCAAAGCGATTTCAGGCGCAGCTCTGGCACGTGAAACCGGCACCTCAACGGCTACGGTTTCTCAGTTTCTGAACGGGAAATATAAGGGCGATAACGATACGGTTGCCGCCAGCCTGAATACCTGGCTGGAAAGCCACACTGCCGCGAAAACCTCGCTGCCAATGGCTCCGGATTTCGTTGAAACACCGACCTCACAAAAAATTCTCGCCACCCTGACGTGGGCGCAACTGGCCGGAACGATTGTGCTGGTTTACGGCAATCCGGGCGTCGGTAAAACAAAAGCCATCAGACAATATGCAGCGACAGGCAACAACGTCTGGCATATCACCGCCAGCAAGTCCCGCAGCAACGAACTGGAAACGCTGTACGAACTGGCGCTGAAAATGGGGATTGCTGATGCACCATACCGTCGGGGCGCATTGTCCCGTCTGTTACGCCAGCGTCTGCCGGATACGCGTGGTCTGATCGTCGTGGATGAAGCTGACTGGCTGAGTCTGGATGCCGTTGAAGAATTGCGAATTCTCCAGGAGGAATGCGGCGTTGGTCTGGCGCTGGTCGGAAACCATAAAGTCTACGACCGCCTGACAGGTGGACAACGCAGTGTGGACTTCGCCCGTCTGTTCTCCCGCGTATCTAAAAAGTACGTCATCAACACCGTATCAGCCGGTGACGTGGACAGTTTTTGTGATGCCTGGCAGGTCTGCGGACAGGAGGAACGGAAACTGTTGAAGATGATCGCCCGTCGTCCCGGTGCTCTCCGTTCTCTGTCTCACATCCTCCCGCTGGCGGGGATTTACGCGCAGGGCAAGGGTGAGACCATCGGCACGTCACACATCCAGTCTGCGATGCTGGAACTGGGTCACAGCAATCTGAACGAGGAATAACACCATGATTACTGAACGTATTGCAGAACACATCAGCATGGCAGAGGCGGCGCAGAACTGGCTTCGCTCCCGTGGTAGCCGTGTCACTGACGTTCGGGTTTTCATGCGTCGCCCATTACTGGAGATTGTCTGCCCCCCAACAGAGCTGGTGCGTAGTGCATCCCGTATATCGGAAACACACAACGGCGGCACCCGCTCCGTCTGGGTAGCCAGTCTGGAAGGTTGCCGGATTATCTGGAGGTAAGTATGGGCTGGAGTACGGGGAGAGCATGGTCACGCGAAGAACTCCTTATTCTGGAACAGAACGCGGGAAAGGTAAGTGTAAGCGGTCTGGCGCTGCAGTTGGGGCGCTCTAAACAGTCAGTGCAGAATTGCGCCATTCGGCAGGGTCTTTCGCTGCGCATCAGAGCAGGAAATGATGACGACGCATATTTGTGTCGTGAGCTTTACAAGGAGGGGCTGACCATCTCGGTTATCGCCGAAAAAATGGAAATGTCCCGTAGTCAGGTATTTAACATTATTTATAGAGGTAATTAACGGAGGTGTAAATGGCAAAAATTACTGCTTATGCCTGGGCTTCGGGGTTAATTGAATTTGGACAAACACTACCCGACGGGGCTTTACCCATTATCACTGGCGAAGAAAATCGAATCAGGGATTTAATTGATATCCATGCCAGACATTCCCGTGCAGGTAGCGGGCTTCTTGTGCCGGGAGTCCCTGAAGCCAGTAACCAACATGAGGGATGTAATGCACTAATGAGATTTACTGACCTTATCACTCGTGAATATATTGAAAAATAAAGCTGAGGTTTACATGAAAGCACCCAAAAAGCCCCGCGCAAAATCAGCCGCTGCTGTTGCCGTTCCTCAATGCCGCGATGACGTAATCAGCGACATCCGCAAGATTGGCGATATTACCCGTGTCATTCTGCGTCGTGAAACGGAACTGAATGACAAAATAGCGGCCCTGACAAATGATGTTGCGCCCGGCATTGAAGCGCTTAAAAAAGAGCTTGCGCGTTTGCAGGCTGGCGTTCAGACATGGTGTGAAGCCAACCGTGCAGAGCTGACGAAAGACGGCAAGACCAAGACCGCTAACCTGACAACGGGTGAGGTTCGCTGGCGCAAACGCCCGCCCAGCGTCACCATTCGCAAAGTTGAAGATGTTATTGCGTTACTCAAGAAATTCAGTCTGGGTAAATTTCTTCGCAATAAAGAGGAAATTAATAAAGAGGCAATTCTTGCATCACCGAATGAAGTTAAGGGAATTGCAGGGATATCCATTAAATCAGATGTTGAGGATTTTGAAATAATCCCATTTGAACAAACTGTAACTGATTAATTAACTTTATTTAATTCTCCGAATTTTAATACGGCATGCCTGCCGGGGCTTCGTGCACCCGCAGGCAACTAAAGATGGAGTTTAAGCGAATGACCAAGCATACGATTATCAATATCCAGCAGATACGTGACGATATCTGCAAACGTAAAGCAATGCCGCCATTTGGCCCCGACACCAGTATTAATCGTCTTAAAACTATCAATGAGACACAGCGCAGTTTCACTCTTGAAGTGGTGGAATCGTTGCTGGGTGAAATAGACGTCCTGTCAAAATCAGAATGGACACTGGCGGATGAACTGGTCAAGGCCCAAAAACGCATAGCTGAACAGGAACGCACTAACACCGCTCAGGACGATCACATCAATCAGCAGGCAGACCGTATCGAATGTCTGGAAAAGCAAAACAACGATCTGGGCAAAGCTATTAGGGCCGCACTTCCATCGCTTTCACTGCCACCAGCAGCATCTGATGTTCTGGCCGAACGCCAGCGGCAGACATCGGTTAAGGGGTACACTACACAGCAGGACGACACATATATTGAAGGTGAGTTGGCCGCAGCGGCTATAAGTTACATAGAGCCTTTGGCGGCTGCAGAATACTGGCCTGCTGACTGGCATGATGACAGTTTCAAACCGTCAGACTATCGTCGAAATTTAGTGAAAGCATGTGCGCTTTTGATTGCAGAAATTGAGCGTATTGACCGCCAGTCGGAGGGAAGTAACGATGAGCCGCGCATCCCTGATTAAGTTAATCCATGTTGCCCGTCGCAATCTACAGCTGGACGATGACACCTACCGTTCTGTACTGATGCGAGTGACGGGAAAGCAAAGCTGTCGTGACCTGAGAGTCGGCCAACTGGAGGATGTGCTGAAGACTCTGGAGGACAAAGGTTTCAGACGAACCCGCCCCCGTTCTCCGGCTCGCCGTCATCGTGAGACAGATATCACCGCAAAGGTCCGCAGCATCTGGCGGCAGATGCATCTTGATGGGTTTATCCGTGATGGCAGCGATACCGCACTGGATTCGTTCGTCGCGAAGATGACTGTCAGAACCAACAAAGGTAAAGGTATCGCCAGCCTGGCATGGTGCCGTGGCGATAATCTTCTGATGGTGCTGGAAAGCCTCAAGCAATGGCACCTGAGAGAAATGACAGAGGCGCTGAGTCCGCGAGACCTGGCATTTCAGGATAATAGGGGTTATGACGCCATCAACAGCCTGTATTCCAGTAAAGTAAGAAAGGTGCGCACATGAGCGAAAAACAGAATGACCTGTTTGGTGATATCCAGGATGACAGCATTCTGGAGCACCTGGACGATGACAGCTCGGCGGAAACTGTGCGTTTTCCTGCACTGCTGACAGAACTGAATACGCTGCTGCGTGGCGAACTGACAAAGCATGGCGTTGACCCTCGAATCTCTCTGGAACTGGTTTATGCGATTAGCTGTCAGATTGGTGGCATGCAGATTTATTTCCCACGCGGCCAGACTCTTGAGTCACTGATTCGTGATATGAAAATCTGGCGTGATTTCAATGGCAGAAACATCACAGAGTTAGTTGAGCGTTACCGTGTTACCTATAAAACGGTGTATAAAGCCATCAGACGCATGCGTAAACTAGAGCACCGCAAGCATCAACTGGACCTGTTTGGCAATTAAGGATGTTGTTTTATGAGAACGTTGTTATTGATCCCATTGTTACTGGCGTCGTTATCGGTTTCAGCGGCTGACTCTTTACTCGAAAAAGTAAAAGAGTCAGTTTCTGGTGTTACACCTATTGATGCCACAGAGTGGTATAAAAAAGGCGATACAAATTTCGCTGAATATGAAGGCGAGTACCGAGGCGTCAAACAGAAAATTAAAGTGGCTGTAAAAACTGGTGAAATCCATATTAAATCTGAAGTTGATAGAGGTGACTTAGCAAAAGATATGGATGCTTTCATGAGAGAGTCTACACTGCGGTGTAACCTGATTTTTAGAAGCATCATTTTACCAGCGGATAAACTGGCAGCTGTGACAGACTGGAATAACGATGAATCTGACGGATTTGAGTTCATGGAAGCCGAAACAGTGTCTGAATCAACCAGACATGAGGCCATGAATGGTGCACCCCATAAAAATATTTATGGGTGGGATGTTAGTATTCGGAGAGAATTAGGAAAAACAGCCTGCTCAGCAATAAAGAGCTAATACAATGAAGCCGGTTAATCCGGCTTTTTTTTCGTCCGGCACATGATGGAAGGGAAATCTAACCCACTTCCAAAGGTGCCGTTTTATGAACAACACCCCCGATTCTCCCGCATTTCGCAATGCTCTCGCTTTCGTGCTCAGCGCAGAACGCGGATATGTCAATGACCCCACTGACCGTGGCGGTGAAACCAACTTCGGTATATCAGATAAACGCGACGGTGTTGCCGATGGCATGACCGACGTTAATGGCGATGGCAAGCCTGATACTCGTATTCGTGATTTAACGGTTGAACAGGCCGGACAGATTTACTTCCGTGACTACTGGTATCCCGCGTATTGCCAGTTTTGGCCGGATGATATCGCCCTGTTTGTCTTTGACTCTGCCGTCCAGCATGGCGTCAAAAAGGCTGTCCAGTTGCTTCAGGAAGCTGCGGGTTTCACCGGCAAAAGTGTTGACGGTATCGCCGGTAAAAACACCCGCGCAGCCGTTGAACGTGCTGACCCTGACTGGCTGCTGAACCGTTTATTTCTGCGTCGTTCCCGCTATTACGCCGACATCATCAAATCAAATCCTTCACAGGGCAAGTTCCTCAACGGCTGGTTTAACCGACTGGACAACCTCGCTGACGCCTGTCGTGAGATTTCCGGTGTCCGCTATTCGGTAGCCCGGAGCTGATATGGGCAAGGGATGGGACGCTTCGCTGAAACAGGGACGACGTGACCGGCTGCGGCAGGAAGTTCTTCACCGAATGGCAGGTGGCCCCGTCCCCGTTCCGACAAGTTATGCAGGTCATGACGGTACACACGCCAGTTACTACATGCGCGGCTGGTCATCCGTCGATATCAGAGACATCGTCTGGCAATGCCAGCGATACAAGGAAAAACACAATGTTTAAATCGTTTAGCTGTGACTGGTTAAAGCTGGCACTGGTACAGGTTTTGCGCTCCGGATGGAGCATTGTCATTCTCGTCGGCCTGTCGCTGTTCATCTGTAGTTTCTCAGGCCGCCAGGCATTTATGGTCTGGTGGCTGGCGTTGTCCGGTGTGGTCCTGGTCGGGTTCAGCATCTTTCTTGGCAATCTGCCTTACAGGCTTCTTAAACCTGAAATGCATATCAGCCGGCATGCATGTTTCTGGTCGTGGGTTGTCTGGGGAGTTGGGTTCGTTCTTATCTGCCTGAGTCCACTTTATGCCAGCCCGCTGTACCTGCTTGTCCTTGAACCACTCGGCGCAGCCACAGGATTTCTGTTCTGTCAGTGGGTTGCACGTAAGGGGCTGCTTGTATGGATCCAGTAACCCTCACCACCATTGCCTCCGTTCTGATGAAGGCCGGACCGTCATTACTGCGTACCGTGGGAGGCTGGTTCGGTGGCGACACCGCCAGAACGGCAGATTCTGTGGCGGGGATCGTTGAGAACGTCAACAGCGTCATCAACCCGCAGGACCAGCAGCGGGTGCTTGAGCAGAAACTGGCGGCGCTGCCGCCAGAACAGTTCGTCCAGCTCCAGTCCCTAAAAGTCCAGATTGAGCAATTCCAGCTTGAGCGGGACAAAGCCGTACTGGCTGACCGTCAGGCTGCCCACCATGAACAGCAGGAAACCATCCGTAACGGGGACAACGCCACGGATGAATATGTCCGTCAGACCAGGCCGCTGATGGCGAGGCTGTCGCTCTACAGCAGCATTGCGTATGTGATGCTGATGTCAGTGGGTCAGCAGGCTGGCGCGGTATCCGGTGCTTTTGGTCATGCCTTCTCCATGCCATCACCGGACTGGGATATCGCACTCATGCTGGCGACACCGGCGCTCGGGTATCTCGGTTTTCGCACCCTTGACGGGTTCGCCCGGTACAGCAAATCCAGCAAACACAAAACGATGGCGGCGGGTAAATGACGGATGAACTGGACAAGGCCAGCGGCCTTGAGATGGCAGACCGTGAACGGGCATTAAATGCCCTGTTAAACAGGGTTAAAGAATCTCCTGATACTCCAGGTCACTGCAACGACTGTGGTGACGAAATTGACCCTAAACGACTGGCGGCCATGCCGGATGCCGTGACCTGCATTGACTGCCAGACACTCAGGGAGACGGCATAAATGGAATGGGAAACCGTAAGAAGTAACTGGGCTGTCATCTGGGCCGGACTGATGTCCGGTATCAATATTATCCACCTGCTGCTGGTGAAAACCTATGCCCGCCGGGAAGAGATGGAGAAAGTTAACAGCCGGATGAGTGCACTTGAAAAGGCCATCGACGGAATGCCGTCGCGACAGGAACTCCACCAGTTGCAACTGGATATGAGCAACCTGCGCGGCGAAATACGGGAGTTCTCCGGAATGCTCCGGCAGGCCACACGTATCAGCGATCTGTTGCTGGAAAACGAACTGAAGGAAAAAAATTAAGAGGCTATGAGCATGCAAGAAATCCTCAACAGCGACCAGCGACTGGTCATTCTGCGCTCACTGGTGGAGTGCGGAGACAGTGCAAACGAATCCATTCTACAGACCTGCCTTCAGACTTACGGCCATCGGGTTTCCCGTGACACCGTCCGCACCCTCCTTGCGTGGCTACGTGAACAGGGACTCGTCACCCTGTCAGATGTCTCCGGGTGTTACGTCGCCGGCATCACAGGACGCGGTGAAGATGTGGCCTTCGGGCTGGCGACGGTCCCCGGCGTCAAAAAACCACGTGCGCGGGAGTGACGATGGAACGGGCCAGAATACTTCAAATGTTAATGACCTGCCGCCAGCAGGCGGAACAGCTGCGCCGCCTGTCAGGTCTGGCAGAACGTCGGGAGTCTGGGGAAATCTGCATGTCAGCAAATGCGCTTTTTCAGGCCGCTGTGATCATTGAATCCCTTATCAGTGCAAATGAAAAAGCACTGGAAGGTATTGCCCGGCTGGATCGCTCTGAAACCCAGCTTATCGGAGAGCGCGATCAGGTCATCGCCGCACTGGACAGCATGTATGAGGCTGTAACCGGTGCGCCCCCGGAGTGGAGCAGCGCATTTGGTTTTACGGATGCGATTAACGATGTGACAGAGCGTATTTTTGAACTGGAGAACATCAGCCATGACTAAAGCCCTTAAGCCACTGAGCAACAGCCAGCGCGACATTATCCGGAAAATGGCCGCCATTCTCGTCTGTGCGGAAATTGAAGTCAGAGCCATTGCGCCGCAGTTTGAAAAATCGACGGGTAAAAAATACAACTCCGAATCCGCTGATTCGTATCTGAACACATTCCTCAACAGCAACCCGGAATATAAACGCGTCTGGAAGTTGCTGCTGAAAGACAAATCCAGCGTTGAACGTGACTTCCTTGAGCGTATGAGGAGGGAGAATGGCAAGTGAACGCCAGACGCGCGGACGACCTTCAAAGATTGATTTGCTCCCGGATGCGGTCCGGGAGCAACTGCATCAGATGCTGCGCGATAAACGACATACCCAGGAAGAAATCCGCGAAGCTATTAACGAGCTGATCAACGAATATAACCTCCCGGAGGACATGCAAATCAGTCGTACTGGTCTGAACCGCTACGCAAGCCGCATGGAAACGATGGGGTCAAAGATTCGCGCTTCACGCGAGATGGCTGAAATATGGGCCTCAAAACTTGGCTCTGCGCCGACGTCAGATGTCGGGAAGTTACTGCTGGAGTTTGTCAAAACACTGGCCTTTGAAACCTCAATGGACATGGCTGACAGCGGTAAGAGCGTTGAGCCAAAAGCGCTGGGTCAGCTTGCACTTGTCGCCCAGCGACTGGAAGCCGCAGCGATGGCAAGCCACAAACGCGAGAAAGAGATCCAGCAGGAGTTTGCGAAAAAAGCCGCTGCGGCCGCAGAAACCATCACCCGTTCTGCCGGGCTGTCTGCTGAGACAGCGGCTGATATCAAACGCCAGATTCTGGGGATTGCAGAATGACGACGATGACGCCGGACAGAACACTCACCAGTCAGTCCGCTGCGGCTATCCTGTCGGGTGAGTTCGACAAAAGCCAGCTACTGCTTCCCTACCAGAAGCGGTGGATTGCTGATTCCTCTCAACTGAAGATTGCCGAGAAGTCGCGTCGTACCGGTCTGACCTGGGCGGAAGCGGCTGACGCGGCCCTGAATGGCTCAATGTCGGTGGAGGCCGGCGGGTGCGACACGTTCTACGTCGGTACGACGAAAGACATGGCCCGTGAGTTTATTGATGCCTGTGCCATGTGGGCGAAAGCCTATGACCGCGCCGCGTCTGGCATTGGTGAAGAAGTGCTGAAGGATGAAGACAAAGACATCCTGGTCTATGTCATCCAGTTCGCCAGTGGCTACAAAATCAAAGCACTGTCGTCTAACCCGTCGAACCTGCGTGGTATGCAGGGTAACGTCATCATTGATGAGGCCGCATTCCAGGCTGACCTTGCAGCGGTACTCAAGGCGGCGCTGGCGCTGACAATGTGGGGGAATAATGTTCGCCTTATTTCCACCCACAACGGTATTGATAACCTGTTTAACACCATCATCACCGACAGCCGGGCCGGGAAAAAACGCTACTCTGTCCATCACGTCGATATTGAAACGGCCATTGCTGAGGGGCTGTATCAGCGCATCTGTCAGGTCACAAAAAAAGTCTGGTCTGTGGAGGGCGAAGCGGAATGGCTGGCTAACCTGCTGAGCGACACGGCCACAGAGGAAGATGCCCGCGAGGAGTATTACTGCGAGCCGAAGAACGGCGGTGGCGTCTATATCGCACGTTCCCTGCGCGAACGCGCGGCCAGAGGTCCGACCGTTGTCCTGCGCTTCACCGGTACGGCTGATTTTAACGCGATGCCGGACGGGCTGCGCCGTGTGGACATGCAGGAATGGCTGGAGACGGTCGTACTTCCCGAACTGGAGAAACTGCCGCAGAACCTGCGCCACTGTCTGGGGGAGGACTTTGCGCGTAACGGTGACCTGACCGTGTTTGCGCCGGTGACAGTCAACGATGACACGACGCGCAACGTCCCGTTCCTGGTGGAACTCAGCAATGTGCCATTTAAACAGCAGGAACAGGCGCTGTTTTATATCTGTGATCGTCTTCCCCGCCGCGACGGCATCAAGCTCGATGCACGGGGTAACGGTCAGTATCTGGCAGAACAGGCGGCGGAAAAATACGGTGATGAAGTTGAGCAGGTGCAGCTTTCCGTCAAATACTACCGGGAAAACATGCCCCGGTTCCGTGCGGCATTCGAAGACAATGAACTGGTACTGCCAAAGCATGAAGATGTGATCACCGATCTCGGCGCTATTCAGCTTTATCGCGGCGTACCTGGCATTGATGATGCACGCACTACCGGCACCGATGGCCGCAAGCGTCACGGTGACTCCGCTATCGCTATTTTTCTCGGTTTCCTCGCCAGTCGCGAGGACTGCCGGCGTTATGAAGTCCACAAGTTAAAGAAACCTTCCCGCCCCGATGAGCGTAATGAACACCGTCAGGTCCGCATCACACGGGGTCTTAAAAATCAGCGGGGATTACTCTGATGTTTAAACAACTAACCGGAGCCGTTCGTCGGCTGTTCAGTCCTGCCACGGGGGAAGTTGTCACCGTGAACAAGGACGAGCTGAAGCAGACGCAATCCGCAGCGGCGGTAATGAGTGTACGTTCCCCCTCGGTAGGCATCAGCGTTGCCAGTACGCTGAGTCCCGGCAGGCTTGCGGGGATCTTACGTAATGCAGCCGATGGTCATGCGCGTGATTTCTTCATCATGGCGGAAGAACTGGAGGAGCGTGACCTCCACTACGCCAGCGTTTTACGTACGCGCAAGCTGACGGTTTCCGGGATTGAACCTTCGGTGGAAGCCGGGAGCGATTCCCCTCGTGATGTGGAAATCGCAGATGATATCCGTAATCTCATGGCGCAACCGCAGGTTCCTGAACTGCTGTTCGATCTGCTGGACGGGCTTGGTAAAGGGGTTGGCGTCTGCGAAATCCTCTGGAATACCAGCACCACACTCTGGAAACCCCGCGATTATGAATGGGTTGATCCGCGCTTTCTGAAACCTGACCGGGAAACCCTGCGTGATTTCAGACTACTGACGGACAGGAACCCCATTGATGGTGAAGCATTGTCACCGGGGAAATTTATCGTCCATAAACCCCGCCTGAAATCCGGTTTGCCCTTGCGTAACGGTCTGGCGCGACTGGTGGCCGTTATGTATATGCTCAAGTCCTACACCGTCCGGGACTGGTGGGCGTTTGCTGAAAAATTTGGTATCCCGATTGTGGTGGGTAAATACGGCAACAATGCCAGCCCGGAACAAATCCAGACATTGCTGGATGCGATTGCATCACTGGCATCAGATGCCGGCTGCGCAATCCCCGATTCGATGAAACTGGAGATGCAGGAAGCGGCGAGCCGTAACAGCGGTGGCACTCTCTTTAAAGAGATGGCCGAATGGTGTGACGCGCAGATTAGTAAGGCCGTACTGGGGCAGACCATGACCACCGATGACGGCAGTTCACGTGCTCAGGCGGAAGTCCACAATGGTGTGCGTATGGACATCGCCAAATGGGATGCCTGGCAATTATCCAACACGCTGTCTGAATTCCTTGTCCGTCCCTATGTGGATATGAATTACGGGCCACAGGAGCATTACCCCCGCGTCGTTCTGCGCATCAGCAAACCGGAAGACCTTAAGGTACTGGTGGATGCACTGTCGCCACTGATTGACCGGGGGATGGAAGTTCAGATGTCAGAGATCCGAGACAAATTCGGGCTGTCAGAACCGGAGAAAGGCGCAAAAATTCTGACGCCAACGGCGCAAATGGCTAACCCACTACCGGCCATGAACCGTGAGCAGACTGCACTTAACCGCAGCCAGCCTGACGCCCTTGATATGATGGTGGATGACGCCATGAAAGACTGGCAGCGTACCGGCGATGCGTTCACCAGTCCGGTGCTTGAGCTGGCAAATAACTCTGACAGTTTTGAATCCTTTCTTGCTGGTCTGCCGGCGCTTCAGAAAGAACTTGATGCGGATGAGTTTGCGACGCAGCTGGCGATGCTCTGTTTTAAAGCCCGGTCGCTGGGAGATGTAAACGATGGCTAAGCCGGTCAGCGATAAATACAGCATTATTCCCCAGGAAGCACTGGCCTGGCTGAAGGCGAAAAAGCTGAAGCCGGGATTTGATTACCGCGATGTCTGGATGGAAGAACACAGCATCGGCTTTACTGTGGCAAAAATGACGCAGCTTGATTTGCTGGCGGACGTTCGCCAGCTCGTGGAGGACGCGCTGGAGAACGGCCAGACCTTTGAGCAGTTTCGCGAAGTTCTTAAACCTCTGCTCGTCAAACGTGGATGGTGGGGACAGCAACTGATGGATGACCCACTGACCGGTGAAACCCGTACTGTTCAGCTCGGCAGTGACCGCCGGATGCGCGTTATCTACGACACCAATATGCGGACAGCCCGCGCGGCGGGACAATGGCAGCGTATTGAACGGACCCAACGGGCAATGCCTTATCTTGTCTACACCGTCGGCCCCTCACGTGAGCACCGTGCAGAGCATCTTCGCTGGAAGGATGTCTGCCTGCCGGTGGATCATCCGTTCTGGCGAACACACATGGGGCCGAACGGCTGGGGCTGCAAATGCGGTACGCGGCAAATCAGCCGGTATGAGTATGAGCAGATGAAGGCCAACGGCACTATCAACACGGAAGCCCCTGAAGTCCGCACGGTCAGGTGGGTTAACAAACGCACTGGCGAAGAAGAGACCATTCCGGAGGGGATTGATCCCGGCTGGGCGTACAACCCCGGAATCTCCCGCAGTCGCGAGCTGGATGAACAGCTACGCAGAAAACAGGAAGCGTTTGACAGTCATTCGCCATAAAGATAAAAACCATCCCACAACGCGCGTGGCGGCATTAACGATTATAACGTCATGATGACACGTCAAAAAATCGTTAAACGCGCCACAGCGTTTTTAAACGTGTTTTAAACGCGGTTTCATGCCGCGTTTACAGTGAAGCCGGTTAATCCACCTGAGTCCCCGTTTCCCCCCACACTGTCCGGAAGTAAACAACGTGACCGGACAACACCATGAACCCGAACAATACGGAATTGCTGGCGCTCTGCTTTCAGCTTCCTGACCTTACCGATGATGCATTGCCGGAATGGCTGCCGATGATACCGGCGGGAACCTTTACAGGGCGTGATGGGCGTTCGTGGGTGAACAACAATCCTGAAGCCATCATTCGTGCCTCGATGGCTTATCCAAAGCTCCCCTTTGATATCGAGCACTCCACCGAACTGAAAGGCCCGAAAGGCGATGAAGCCCCGGCTTATGGCTGGATTGACGGCTATCGCGTCAGTGATGGCGTGGTGGAGGCGCACGTTGAATGGACTGATGACGGCGTGGCGCAGCTGCGCGGCAAGAAGTACCGCTATTACAGTCCGGCCTTTCGGTTCACAGCGGATGGTCAGGTTACCCGCCTGTCCAGCGCCGCGCTGACCAACAAACCCAACCTTGATTTACCCGCACTCAACTCCGAGGAAAACACGATGACCGTACCTGTCCAGATTGTGACAGTGCTTGGCCTCGCGGCCACTGCCACAGCAGACGACGCAGTAAAAGCCATTCAGCAGATTAAGACCGCCGAGCAGGTGGCGCTTAACCGTGCTGAGAATCCCGACCTGACGAAGTTCATTCCGGTTGAGACTCACCAGTTAGCACTTAACCGTGCGGAAAGCGCTGAAAGCAAACTCAATGATATTGCCATCAAAGAATCAGAAGCACTGGTGGACAGCGCCATCGAGGCGGGGAAAGTCGCACCGGCCAACCGCGAAATGTATCTCGCCACCTGCCGCTCTGAAGAAGGCCGCAAGCAGTTTGCTGAATTCGTGAAAGCGGCACCGGTCATTGTCAGCAAGACCACGACGACCAAAAAAGAAAGCACCGAAGGTCATGCCTCGCTTTCTGACGAAGACCTCGCGATGTGCCGCCATATGGGCATCAGCGAAGAAGAATTCCTTTCCGTTCGTAAGCAGGAGAAATAATTCATGCAGGTATCCGCAGAAGTGTTGCATGCCCTGACCACCGCACTGAGCGCCGCCTTTACCAAAGGTGTTGGTCGGGTCAATCCGCAGTATCGATCCATCGCCACGGTTATCCCCAGTTCCGGCGCGTCTAACACTTATGGCTGGGTTGAAGACTTCCCGACCATCAAAGAATGGATCGGGGCGCGTCAGCTGAAAGAACTGGCTCAGGCCGGGTATGTCATTACCAACAAGACCTGGGAAAACTCGGTCAAGGTCAAGCGCGAAAAAATCGAGGACGATCAGATTGGTCAGTATTCCGTGATTGCTGAGCAGCTTGGCCGCGATACCACGATTTTCCCGGACAAGCTGTCGTTTGAGTTGCTGTGCAAAGGCTTCGATACGCTGTGCTGGGACGGTCAGTATTTCTTCGATACTGATCACCCTGTTGGTACATCCACCAAATCGAACGTTGTGGGCGACCCGGCGACCGATACGGGTGAGCCGTGGTTCCTGATTGATGCAACGCATGCGCTGCTGCCCATCATTTACCAGGAGCGCCGTCCGTTTAACTTCATCGCCCTTGATGATCTCACCAGTGAGCGTGTGTTCCTTCAGAACGAATTCGCCTACGGGACCGATGGCCGCAGCAACGTTGGCTTTGGTTTCTGGCAGACCTGTGTGGGGTCAAAAGCAGCACTGAACAAAGCGAACTATGAAGCCGCTGTCTCCGCAATGATGGGTATCACGGACTCTAACGGCGAACCTCTGGGCATGAATCCGACATTGCTGGTCGTCGGTAAGAACAACCGTGGTGCGGCCAAGGCGCTGATTGAAGCGGTTACGGCTGATGGTGGTGGTTCAAACATCTATTACAAGGATGTTGACCTGCTGGTCTCACCTTACGTCAAAGCATGACGTCATTACGTAAAATATCACGTAATGCCGGATTAAGGAGGGGTTAACCCTCCTTTAAACCCAACCTGAATGAGGTTTAAAAAGTGAGTGGAAAAGTTAATAAGTCAGCCGCTGGTAAGACCGGAACCACTTCGGAAAAGAAAGACGACAAAGCAACGAAGGATACGCCTGTCCCGGCGAAACCGGCACCGGTGGCACCAGTTATTACTGATGACAGTCAGGCATCACAACCGGCGGTTGCAGCTTCAGATGTCGCATCTGACCCGGAACCTGTACCCGATGACAATGGAATAACGGTTATCCCGGCCACAGTCAGTCTTGTCACCATACCGGGTGAGAACACGGGTGATGACCTGAGAAAACATCTCTGGCAGGAGACGCTGGCACATGACCATTCAGAGGCTGTTCGCATTGCTGAAAATGTCGTGGTGCTGGAGGTCCGCGCCATTCCGGAAAACGGTTTTCGCCGGGCTGGCCGATTCTGGCCGCACGATACGGTGCATGTGTTTGTCAGCGATAACCCGGATGAACAGATTCTGGAAGATGCCGGTGGTAATCCGCTACAGGGGTGCGTGATCAGTACCGACACAGCCCTGCGTCTGAAGGCTGAAAAGATGCTGATTGTGACCGAACTGGCGACCGTTGCCGGGACTGAAGCCGACGTGGAGAGCAAATAATGGGCATCTACGTAACGCGTGAGGACCTGCTGGCAACCGATGGTGACCGCGTCTGGAACATGGCAATCAACAAAGAGACGCAGCAGCTCGACGAAGAAAAGATCCAGCGTGCGATTGATGACACTGATGCAGAAATTAATTCCTTTCTGGCAAAGCGTTATCAGTTGCCGCTGAACCTTCCGAGCCTGCCGAGTCCGTTGCGCCGGGCGGCGGTTTCCATCGCGTTCTACTGGCTGTCTGAACGGGACCATCAGATCACCGATGAAATCCAGAAGCGTTACGACGAAGCCCTCCGCACCCTGCGTGAAATCGCCAACGGCACCCGTGACCTCGGTGTGCCGTCTGACACCCCGGTCCCTGAGACCGACACCGGAAAGCTGATCATCGTCAGTGAAAACCGTCGTCTGTTCACCCGTAACAACCTGAAAGGGGTGCTGTGATGGGAATTACTGTCGAGGTCAGAGGAGACCAGAAGTTTCAGGACATTCGCCGTGCGATTGAGCGACTGGCTGACCAGTCGCTGCAACAGGAGCTACTGGAGAGCATTGGCGCTGTGGTGGAGTCACAGACCCGCCGGCGCATCTCCAGCGAAAAATCCAGTCCTGCCGGCGAGAAATGGCAGGACTGGTCTGACAGCTACGCGAAAACCAGACACAGCAACCAGAGCCTGTTACAGGGCAACGGCGATCTGCTCGACAGTATCCAGTATGTGGTCAGCGGCTCTGTCGTTCGTGTGGGTACGCCGCTTGATTATGGCCGGACGCACAACGAGGGGTTTTCCGGCTCGGTGTCTGTGTCAGCCCATAAGCGACTCATCTCACAGGCATTTGGACGGGCGCTTAAACACGGGGTATGGCAAACCGTGGGGGCGCATAAACGTATGTTGAACATCCCGCAGCGTGAGTTCCTCGGCCTGTCCTCCGGGAACAGTCAGGAACTGCTGCACGTCATCGGGGATTTCTGGAATGAGGTTCTGCAATGAATGAACGTCCGGCGTTCGTCACCCTGGGCAGTACGGTCAGTGCCGCCGAGAATATTGTTAACTGGCTGAAAGCTGAACTGGAGGGTGAAAAGCAACCTGACCGGGTTGAAAAGGTGGAGCGTCACATCGGTCAGTTTAACACCCCGGATCAGGTCAAAAGCTATATGTCCGGGCGCGGCGGCAGTATCCGTATTGCGGCCTTACGGGTCAGGAATATCCAGAACCGTCGCGGCATGACCGGACTTGTGACCTGGGCGGCCTACATCATGATGGCTGATTTCTGGGGATACCCGCGCGATGCCCGCTGTGAGGTTATTGCCGGACGCCTTGCCCGTCGTATCAGTTGTCGTGAAGCGGCTGCGGGCATGAAGGCTGAGCGTATGGCTGAGAACATCGCCGCTGAAAACCTCTGGTCGGGTGGCCTGGACAATCTCGGGATCACCATGTGGGCCGTTACATGGGAACAGGAATTCCGTCTTGATGATGAGATAGACCTGTCCACGCTGCCGGAATTCCTGCGACTGGGGGCAACCATTGTGGTGAACGGACAGCCTGTATGCGATGAGCCGCAAATCATAAACGTAAGAGAAGGACAGACTGATGACAAAGAAAATGATTAAGCCATCACGGGCGGGCCTGCTCGTTCGTAAGGCTGATGGCAGTCACCTTGCCGCTGATGGCGAGACGCTGCCGGTCAATGCGTACTGGCTGCGCCGTGAAAAAGAAGGCGATGTGAATATCACTGAGCCACCGAAGTCCCGCACACCTAAAACCGATAAGGAGGCATGATGTCCATCGGTAATATTCCTGATGATATTCGTGTCCCGCTGGTCTGGATCGATATCGATAACTCTATGGCGATGAGTGCCGCGCCGGCACAGTCCCGAAAAATTCTGGTTGTGGGTCAGCAGCTCGCCAGCGCGACCGCTTTACCGTTGACGCTGAACCGTATTACTGGCGACAGCATGGCTGATGAACTCTATGGCCGTGGCTCCATGCTGGGTGAAATGGCAAAGATGGTCCGTATGGCTAACAGTTACACCGAGATGTATGCGATGGGACTGGAAGATATTGCCCAGGGTGCCGCGGCGAGTGCCACAGTCACGATGCTCGGCACCGCCACTCAGGCTGGTACGCTGGCACTGATGATCAATGGCGTATCTGTCCAGGTCGGGGTCAGCATCGGTGATGAAGCGGCAACCATTGCCGGCAATATCATCGCTGCAATTACCGCAAAGCCTGCCACTCAGGTTACTGCCACAGCAAAAGCTGAAGCTGCTGCAACGGTAGTGCTGACCGTGAAGTGGAAAGGCGTCACGGGAAATGACAGTGATGTGCGCCTGAACTATTACGCCGGAGAAAAAACACCTGCCGGCATCAGTGCAACACTGACCGCATTTTCGGGTGGTACGGGGACGCCGGATATTCAGTCTGTTGTCGCTGCGCTGGGAGATGACTGGTACACGGATATCATCTTCCCGTACCTCGATGCCCAGAGCCTGAACACCATTCGTGACGAACTGCTGGAACGCTGGGGGCCGCTCAAGATGATGGAGGCGCTGTTGTGGTCTGCTTATCGCGGAACACATGCCCAGAGCGGAACATTCGGACATACTCGCAATGACTGGCTGATTTCCTGTATCGGCACCAACATCGCACCTGAACCGTCATGGATGTGGGCCGCCAGCTACGGTGCAACGGCGGCATACCAGCTTGCCATAGATCCGGCCCGTCCTCTCCAGACTCTGATCCTGACAGGTATCAAGCCCCCCGCTCGCGGTATCCGCTGGGATATGCCAGAGCGTAACCTGCTGTTGCATGACGGTATCGCCACGCACTTTGTTGATGCCGGAGATAACGTCTGTATTGAGCGCGAAATCACCATGTACCGCGTAAACCGCTATGGCGATACGGACATTTCATACCTCGATGTGCAGTCGCCAGCAACGCTTGGCCGTATCCGTTATGTCATCAAAAACCGTTTCACCAGTCGCTACCCACGCCACAAGCTGGCAGGTGATGACGTGCTTGATTTGCTCGATGCCGGTCAGCCAGTCATGACGCCAAAAATCTGTCGGGCTGAGTTACTGGATATTGCGCTGACTGAGCTTATCCCGGCAGGTCTGGTGGAGGATTTCGAGGATTATAAAGACACGCTCGATGTCACTATCGACAGCAAAGATCCAAACCGTCTGAACTTTATCTGCCACCCGAACCTGGTGAATCAGTTGCGCGTTCTGGCCGGTCTCATCCAGTACAAACTTTAAGGAGCCAGCATGGCAAATATTCTGGGTATGGCGGCGATTCGTATTAATGGCCGTGAAATCAAAACTGAAGGCAAATCCACCCTGAATCCGGGAGGCTGACCGGTTCAAATGGTACGGCAACGGTTAATCTCCCCATACCTTTCACTGGGACATTTGTTGTCGTTGGTGGCTCTATTGATGGTAACGGTCCTATTTTTGTCAGCGCTCGTGGACTGACGCAGTCGACGATTGGTGTTGTCGCATGGGGTCGTGACGGGTCAATTCAGGTGACAAATATGCATTGGCTGGCAATAGGAGTCTGATATGCAAGAAGTTGAATATTATTTTGATGGTGCGGGAAAAGTATTTTATCCAGTGTCAAATAAGCAGGCCTATATTGAAGCTGGGATGTGGCCTGAAACAGGAGTGAAAGTATCTGCAGACGTTTATTACATCTATGGTGGAACGCCACCAGAAGGAAAGATTTTATCTGCCGATAAAAACGACAACCCGGTATGGGTTGATGCCCCTAAGCCAACTAAAGAAGAACTGATTCAGGCCGCTGAATACGAGCGCCAGCGTCTCCTCAAATTAGCTGACGCCACCATGCTCGACTGGCGTACAGAGTTAATGTTGGGGGAAATCAGCGACGCCAACAGGGAAAAGCTGTCGGCGTGGCTGGCATATAAAAACGATGTGAAATCGGTTGATGTGACAACCGACCCTGAGCATGTTAGCTGGCCTGTTCCCCCGGAGGCGTAGGCCATACAGGTCTTGCTGTATCAACGCGCATCAGCAAGACCAGCTATTTTCCCATCTAGGCAATATCGACTTTTATCTCCCTGCGCTATCCCTACAGTTTGAAACGAACGTTTCCGATAATGATACTTAGTCGCTCAAATGGCATTATTCCCGCCATTTAAAGTGAGTTTAACCATGCTTATTGGCTATGTACGTGTATCAACAAATGACCAGAACACAGCATTACAGCGTAATGCGCTGGAATGTGCAGGATGTGAGCTGATTTTTGAAGACAAGATAAGCGGCAGAACCTCAGACAGACCTGGACTTAAACGAGTACTCAGAACGCTATCTGAAGGTGACACCCTTGTGGTCTGGAAGCTTGATCGCCTCGGACGCAGCATGCGTCATCTGGTTGGACTGGTGGAAGAACTACGCGAGCGAGGTATCAACTTTAAAAGTCTGACTGACAGCATAGATACTTCATCGCCAATGGGGCGCTTCTTCTTTCATGTTATGGGGGCATTGGCCGAGATGGAACGTGAACTGATTGTTGAACGTACACGTGCAGGTTTGGCTGCTGCGCGAGCTGAGGGGCGCGTGGGAGGTCGAAGACCTAAGTTAACACCAGAACAGTGGGCGCAGGTTGGAAGATTGTTAGCGGCTGGCGAAACTCGTCAGAGGGTGGCCCTAATTTATGACGTCGGAATCTCAACCCTGTACAAACGATTCCCAGCATCTGACATATAAATCACGATCACAAACGCGATCCAATGTTAGTTGTCAATGTGTCGCGTTTTGATTGGCGCGCGACAGGGAAGGAATACTTCAGGGGGCTGCTTGTTGTGGATGCGTCACTTACTGCCTGCGATGGCTCATTGCTGATATGTGCAATTGTAAGTAGCCCGCATAATCGTGCCATTCACACTTAGAGATCATCCGGCATAATCAATCTGCCAAAGCGGACATTGGTAAGCTCATGCAGTATGGATTCACGAAGAACATACGTTATATTTTGTCCTGATTGACACGGGATGAAAGCTCCTGATGGCTCTCTTTTCGCTCGCTGTAACGATCTGCAAGATAACTGGTTTGTCCCTTAAGCAGCAGCGTGATTTTAAACAGCTCCTCGGCTACATCGACGATGCGGTCATACCATGAAGAAGGTTTCATTCGTCCGTTTTCGTCGAACTCTTGCCATGCCTTGGCTACAGAGGACTGGTTGGGGATCGTAAACATCCGCATCCAGCGACCAAGTATACGCATCTGGTTCACGGCATTGAAGGACTGTGAACCGCCGCAGACCTGCATTACCGCAAGTGTTTTGCCCTGCGAAGGACGAATCGCTCCTTCACTTAAGGGTATCCAGTCAATCTGCGCCTTCATGACTGCGCTCATAGCACCGTGCCGTTCCGGAGAACTCCACACCATCCCATCACACCATCTGACCAGACCGCGCAGCTCGGTGACTTTGGGATGCGTGTCCGGCGCATCATCCGGCAGGGGTAAACCGGAGGGGTTAAACAGTTTCACTTCCGCGCCCATCGCCGTCAGCAGGCGACCGGCTTCCTCTGCGGCAAAGCGGCTGTAGGAGCGCTCTCTCACTGAACCATACAGGATCAGAATCCGTGGTGGCTCCTGCACGTTCAGGCGTTCAGCGATGTGTTGATCAAAGCATTTAGTATTCAAGGCAGGAAATTGTTCCAT